CTATATAGTCATTTTGAAATACGAAAGAATTTGACGTACCATCATCTTCATCATAAATACCAACCGGAGTATCGTTCCAAAGGCTCTCAACATATACGTTATCATCTTCATTAATAACTTCTAAAGCTCTAATCATTAAATTCGGAGAAGAATCGTAATCTGATAGACCAAAATCTGATCTACTAAAGTCATATCTTCCAACCATAAAGCTTGACTCGTTATTTAATAGGGTGTAATCTACGGTTGAATTTGCCGAAACAACTCCTTGGTCACTAATGTAATATTCTATATCGCCTATATAATTAGCAGTAAACTCTTCCCAGGTCAAATAGTTGAACGGATAATTTTCATTATCATTTGAAGATATTCTTAATTGATTTGGAGTTGCTGAAAATGGAAATTTAATATTTGTAAAATAATAATTTACAGTAGAACCTACAGTGTTAATGTAGTTCTGGTGTTGTTCTGGAGTAGCAAAGTTAGGGTTGATAAAACTAAATAGTATATTTGGCACTGAAGGGACTAGGTATGTTTTATTTTGATCCCTATTTTTAGATATACCACCATAGCCTTGGTATGGAGATGCCGACAAATCTATATCGTAGCTATCTTCAATTATATTTTCTATATGAACATAGAGCGGTGTAGCACCGTAGGGTATGATAAAGTTTCTAATTATATCCTGAGGAGTAAATGTGACTACAGACTGTTTAGTAATGTCATTAGAATTATTGATCTTATTAGAAAAACGATCTGATCTAATCTTTGGTGTATTAACAAGTCTTCTTTTTTTGGCATTGTAGATCTCTGAATTTATCTTTAGTTTTGTAGCATACGGTGAATCGTTTATTTGGGCTTCTGTTTTAATTATATTTTTGCTTGTATTTTTTGCGTATGTATTTGGAGTTGCATCCAAAAATCCAATAGTTGCATAGTTGCCTGTTGCACCGCTTGGACCACTAGAGCTGATATAGCTAACTGTTGCTGCGTCTACGGAGTATAGCGGTATTTCGCTAAACGTGTACGACTCTGTGGCTGAAACGCTAAACGTATTAATGTAAGGTGTTCCACCTTGGTTGTAATAAACAGAATCTCCCGTAGTGAATCCAGAAGGATTAAATATAGATCTTACAATATATTCCGGAGATGAAGTCTGATCGTATGTGTTCTTTATGTAGTCTTTAAAGCTTGCCGTATAGACAGCATCGTTTGGTATGTCGCCATGTAGATTCAACAAGAGCTTTACGTCATAGGTGATTGTTGCCATGTCATTTTCTACATAGTCTTCATAGTAGGAAATATAACTGTCGTACTTTACGTCTATTGGCTCATAAGCTGGTTCAGTGTTTTCATACTTGATTCCAGAAACTCTAAGACTAAAAGATGATTTACTAATTTCTCTATCTAGTTTTTCTAATTTAAGTCTTGCGTCTTCAAAATCGCCAATACCTGGCTGGTAGTAATCCGAATAAGCTTCAGGAGTTGCTGAGTCTAAGATCGATGGTATCGAAGATATACCTTCTTGATACTTTCCAGCGTAATCCCAGTACGCTTCTCCCCACTTAATGTAGCCATAGTTACTTGGATACTTGACGTTAATGTATTCTACAAAATCAAAAAATTGTTTAGTTGGAATTCCATCTTTAGAAAAGTATTTTGACATTGTTTCTAAATCTGATATTTCTATAATTTCAGGAGTTGCTCCAACATATGTAGATTCTGGTGTTGCGCCAACAGCTCTCCATATGTCTAGCTCTCTTCTTAGGGTTAGCTTTAACCCCTCTGCATTAATGGCAGGAGGATTTTTGTAAACGTCTAAAATTCTTTTAGAGAAATTTGAATTTGATTCAAGGTACAATCTTTGTAGACCTACCTTAACTCCAAACTCGTCAAAACTATTAAAACTCTGTATTGTGATTTGATCCACTAATGTATTATCTACTTTTAGCGTTGTAAATTTTCTTAGAGAATACAATTCTAATGTAGAAAAATTATAATAGAAAACATAATCAGTAGCTCTTGCTTCTATCAATTCTTTCATTGTTGAAACTCTAGCTAGTTCGGTATTATCTCCAATGATCTTTACAAAACCAGGACTAACGTTAGTTGACACATACATCCAGGCAGTTTCCGAAAGTGTTGCAGAACCAATGTAGGAGTCTAATTCTATTCTAGAGATTAATTCGTCCACTTTATCTAGGTCATCACCAATTAGCGCATTGATCATCTTTCCAGCGGTTGTTTCTGGCAATGCTAATGAAGGAGTTGCTCTGTCTAACGAATCTCCATATATTTTAGTCCATGAAGGAAATCTTGCAAGAACGCTTCTTGTATGGTCTGATATAACAGGTACAGCAATTTCGTCTACCTGAGTCTGGACCAGCAAAAGGAAGTTTGAATTTTCAAGCGAAGAGCTAGATGAAATTAATACTTCAAACTTACAGTACCTCTTGACATCTCTTATAAAGAGCAAGGATGTACTTTGGTTTACATACGCAACCTGAAGCCACTCAGAGTCCTCTGCGTCTTCCTTATCAGAAGTGTAGACCTTAACCTCTACAGTCGGCTGTTCAGTCCCAGGAAGATTAGCAAATGCATGCTTGTAACCTATGATGTCTACCCTGCTTGTGGTATCAACAAACCTGTAAACTAACTGGGACTCATAGTCTGGGCCCATGACCCAAAATGGTGAAGACTGAACTAGGTCAAAGATGTACCTTCCATCCTGATAATTATCAGAATTAAAAAAGCCGTATTCTCCAATAGTCTCTTCAAGGATTATTTCGCCATAGTTGGTTACCTTGGTTGTTGAATCAAGCGTTGGAGTAGCATGTGGTCTTAACTCAGTTCCAACAAAAGTATAATCCCCTAGCTCGTTTAATCCATGCTGTGATCTAAGGGTTGAGAAGTTGGTGTAGAATCTATTTGAATATAGGTCGATGACATTGGACGTCCAAGTGTTGCCGCTGATACTAAAATCAGAGTTATTTAATGCAAGGAAGTATGTCTTCATCTAACCTTAATCCTATTAAACTTCGTCAAGCCATATTGAATATTCTGAGGTAACTCCGTGTTCTGGATGTACAAACATCAAGTGCTGACATGGTCTGCTCATCGAGTGGAAGTACTCTTGAGCATAAGTGTTATAGCTTTCTGGTGAACCAGATATTCTTAAAGTTGAGCTGCCTAGAGTCATTTTAGCCTGCTGGTGATAATGACCCATGAATACATCTTGGAACTCTTCTGGAATTGCACCGTCTTTCCAACCCATTACCTTCCTATAGTAACTAGTAATCGAGTTAGGCGAAGGCATTTGATCACCATGAATTAAAAGAGTTGAATAGTCACCGATCTGATCTACGGCGTACCAGTGTCTTTCACCTCTTCCATCTGGAATATTAAAGTTAATTCTTGGATTACTAGCAAAGATTAGGCTGGTAATCTTATACAGAAGTCTGTCCATATTAGATTCTGGATCATACATCTTTCTGTTTCTGCCACCAACAGATCCATGGTTTCCAATAACCGCAGTAACATTTACCTGGTTAAAGTTTTCAAGACTCGTAGCAAAGAACTTACTTAAGATTTCTGGTCCATTGACACCAACTTGTCTATAGATCCCTGAGTCAATTAAGTGACTCTGTCCAGGAAATATCTCTTCTCCTTCAACGATGTCGCCCAGCATCCATACGTGTAGGTTGTCAATAGGGTGATCTGCTCTTTGTATTTCTACAATTTCTAGCATCTTTTGTGTATACAGTTCAATTCTTTTTGCGGTTACTTCTGAATTGTAATCAGGCGTTACCTTGCCAAGTTGCCAGTCAGCAAAGACTACTACTGCAGTTTCGGGAGTTCCCTTGCCTGGTTTTCTTACATCTTTTCTTATAAGTGTTGGTAATTCAAAGTTAGAAAAGACATCGTGTGCTGCTCTATAGATGGTGTCAGAAGCCTGATCACTTATGTTCTTATACTTGTCCGCAGAACGAGCAAGTCTTTTGTTTTCCGATCTCAAAAAGTCTATAGTTGCTGACGGTACTGAAGAGGCGTAGTTCGGACTTATGCTTACGGTCTCATAGCTATCTCCATCTATCTCATCTACTGTATCGTAAAATGAGTTTTGTCCAGTCGAAAAATAATGAGAGGCTTGCTCTTCATCTACCTCTTTAGCAAAGATATTGTCAACTAGCAAATCGCCAGGAACATCTTCGTCGCCCTCAATAATGCTGCGAGCATGCTTCATATTTTTAGCTTTGACTATATGAGTCTTCGTGACAAGAAATAGCTTGTCTGACATGTGGGTACCACTCTTTCAGTTCTAATAACCTTGTGAAGACATTATAACAGAAAAAATCGATGCAGTTCCGGCTATCATGTACTCTCTTTCGGTATTTAGTCTAAAAATCCCTTTAGGTATTTCTTGCCCCTTTGAGGTGACACTCAAAACGTTTACGCTTTTAATGAATTCAGAAGATGCCCTAATCTGACCTTCGATGTCTGAGTACGAGATAGAGCTTCCTATTGTCATAGAGTTTAAATATCTTCTAACAAACAAATTAGCCTGGTTTTCTATAGCTGAAATAGCTGTTGTACTAAGCCCCTGTGGCAATACTATATTGGCAACAATGTTAATCCCAACTCTATCTGCAATTCTTATATTAAGTTTTATACCCACAGGTTTTCTACCAGACAAATTACTTGCAACATTTTGGACAAAGCTAGGGTCTATTCTCTGAGATTCTGGGACAATAATAATGTCACAAGAGCCAAGACCGTATGACGATTCTCTAATTCTTACGTCTCTAACGCCTGGAAGTGAGAGGGCGTTGAGTCTTAGTGACTCTGCTGTGCCATGGGATCTTTCTTTGATTGAAAGGCTAATTCTACGACGATAATTTTCGTCACTTTCCATACCAGAAGTAGAGTAAACCTCTTTTGGATTTGAACAATACACAATTGTTCCATCTGGTGCAGCGAAGTTATGCTTTGTTAAGCTTCCTTTAGTGGCAGTAAAGTCTGCGCTACTAAAAGATGGTTTAATCCTTCCATAAGCTTTAGTGGTTCCAGCTATGATGGTTACATCAGACTCTAGCTGATACTGATACTGTCTAGATGCAAAATCGGTAACATCATTATAGATAGAAGTTCCTTTAGTGACAACAATGTCTGATGAAGAAGGAGAGCTAATAAAAAACTCTATATTATAGCTTGATCTTTCTTGTTCTGCGTCTGGAGAAACGACCTTTCTTCCAACACCATAAAGCTCACCAATCAAATCAAGCGACCTACCAGAAGCTGTCGACATTGCCGTTTGGTCAACTGCAAACTTTAAAGCCTCATATAAATCGCCTACTTCTGTAGCAACTGCTTCAGCAAATGCTCTAGCAATAGCTCCAGGATATGTTGCCGTAATGCCAGCATTTTTTTCTAATGCCAAAAGCATCCTGCCTAGGATCTCTGGTTTACTTTTACTATATACTATCGGCATTTTTGCTCCTTATTAAAGGTTTTGTGTGACCGACAGAGTTATCGGTTCAACACTATTATCTTCTATATGTACATCAAATCTAATTGAATCAGCAGATGTTGGTATGGCATCTATTGTTATAAATCTACCTTTAAATATACCACCTACAGTTTCATCCATGAGCGCATTTCTTATAATTCTCTTACCTAATTCACCAGTAATTTTACTTTGTGGCATCCCGTAAAGCATTGAAAGGTCACAACCAAGCCTTGGATATACGGTAAAGTCATTTGGTTCTGTCATAAGTCTTATGTATATCTGCTGGATATCTTTTCTAGACCCATCTCCTATAACAGCTATATCTTTATTAGGAGAAATTTTAATATCGCCACTAAGATCAAAATAGAAATCACTCATTATTTATCCAAATCATTATCTATCCAAGGGAAATTTTCCATATTACTTGGTTCATTAAAATCACTTGTTTCCACCTTGGAAACTGAGTCTTGATAAGAGTATCCCATTTTAATAAACTCTTGCAATTTGGTTACTTCGGATTCAGTATGAGTTTTTGAATAAGCTTCTATTAAAGAAACTTGCTCAAAAGTGAATCCATTTGGATCCACCGTAACCTCTGAGCCTTGCTGATTATTCAGACCTAATCCGTAGTTGCCTATTATAGTAATAGGTGTTACCACCTGTTCCTGTTCATAATTTTCTAAATTATTTAAAAACTGCCCAGTTCTGTAATATGCTGGATTATTTAAAAAGTCTCCAGTCTTTAAAAGGGCAGGCTCGTTATATACATCTGCGGCTGGATTAAAGGACTTATCATTCCATCTTAAACCATCATCATCTTTGCAGTACATTTTAATGGAGTCTGCAAATATGGATATACTTCTAGTGTTTGGATTGATAACTAAGCCAACACCAGGAGCTCCAAATATCTCTATTTCACCCATGTCTGTTATCCTAATAAAGGCTTTATTGTCTGGGTGAGTCAATCCCACTTCTCTATGTGAGAATTCTTTTCTTCTCTTTATTTCTGCTGTTTCATTAAAAACAGGAGACTCTTTAAACTCTTCGTTATTTATATTTAACATAATAATTAGACCATAAACTTTGGTATGCCGGTGTCTATAGAGGTGTTTCTAGTACCTTTATGAGACTGAATGTCATTAAAGTACATTAAGATATATGGCTTTTTTTCTTCTGCATCTCTAAACCCCACCATGCAGCGTGTCCCCGGAGCAGGAGCAACTGTTTGGATACCATATACAAATGGGCACGGTACGTTAGGAAGCATATTACCTATAAGATCAGAATACTTTTCGTCGACCATAACTGTTGCAGTATTTTGCGCTGAGTTGTAAGCCATTATTGTACCTGGTCTATTCTTTGATTGCTTAAAAGAAGCTTCATCTATTCTATCAGTAATTCTTTTATCAAACTTTGGATAATTTAATGCCATAATATTTCCTCCTACAATACGTTTCCATCTTTATCGTACACAGAACCACCCATCCATCCTTCTATGTATGAATAGGCTCTTGATTTCTGTGGTATGTTTGTTCTAATCCATTTTCTTAAATTAGCATCTGTTCCGCCTCTATTCAAATAAACTGACAATGCGGTAGAGAATTTTGTTTTAAATATAAAACCTGGGACAAAATCATCGCCGTAGTCTCCCCATGGACGAAAGCAGTATTCGTCGATTGGTTCATTCCTTTTAATTACTTTAGCAACTCTTGCAGGTTCAGTAGCTGTAACAGCCAGCATCAATGCTTGGTTATAGGGTATCCAAACCCTTTTATCTACAGTAGCTCGTGTTGCTTGATTCTGCACTTTTACAGCCAATGTCTTTGGGTCATTGTCTGAGTCAATTGAATAAGCTAATTTGTAACCTAAAGCGGTGCTATCTTCTGGCTGTCCAGATGCATTATACTTTAGGTAAAATGTTTTGGGGCCGTTCGCATTTGGCAGTAAGTTTATTTGGAATAAGCCAACAGAAAAGTCACCAGTACTGCGATCTGTATTAATGGCACCTGGACTAATGTTTGCCTCTCTTTGAGCAATTGCCGTAAATATCGCAGAAACTTCAAGACTAAATAATCCAGATGTTGACAATAGTGCCATCAACTCATCTGTAGACAAAGAACCTGCAACATCATTTGCAAAGTTCTGTTTAAATCTATCCATGCTTATTCCGCTTTGTGCATCTTGTCCAGTAAAGCTAACGCCAGTTATTGCAGTAGCTATTTCTGGAGTTATAAATGACCCAGCTCTCTGTGGAGAAAAGCTAACATGTATGTGATCTCTATGGCTTGAGTCAACTGCAAAGTTAACAAACCTACCTAGGTTTGGATATTTTGTCCTAACTGCCGCGTTGGCTCCTTCTAAACCATTTTCAGCTATTCCTAACTCAGCCATCAATTGATCATGTACGACTATTAGATCTGGATGCAAATCTTGCGTTAGGCCATTTAATGTAGTTAACAATAGATGCAACCCTTTTCTATATGTATCTATATTTTTAGACAATAGATCTGCTACAGTAACAGAATTACCAACAGCCATAATATCAAAACCTCTACCAAATGCATGGTCGCTTACGCTGTTATTTTCTGCGGTAAGCAGAGAAAAATTTGGACCAACTAAAGTTCTGACACCAGTTCCTCCTTGTATAAAAATTTTGTTAGTCACTTGAAGCATCATCTCTATTAGAGCTGCTGAAATATTACATTTTTTACTCCCACTACCCAAAAGACTTGGATCAACAGGTAGAGCTTGCATAGAACCAGATATATAACTTGGCTCTTGATTAATTGCAAAACCAAGAGTTGAAAGATTTTGTCCTTCTTTATTTGTATTAAAATCTATAGTAAATGCACTAACTGAACCCTTAAAGTTTGCTTTGTTATTTAGCTCAGCTACCTTAGTTACGTATACTTCTTTTTCTTGATCGCTTAGTATTGAATCTAATGCAATTGCCCTAGAGCCACCATTCAAAACCATTCCCGGTTCCATAGAGGGAATGTATCCTGAAGTTTTTTCTGCTACAGTAGCTCCCATTTCACTGGTCACATATGCTATATCTGAACTTGTTGGCTGCACAGTGCTATTAATAATATCGTTATTTAATGCTTTAATCGATTCAGAAAAACCACTAGGAGCATATCCCGTTGTCAACATTGAGTTTTTAGCTATTTCCATCTTTGCCGCTGCACCAGTTAAGGGAGTGCCTCTTGGATCATTTGGATCAGAAATTTTTACGTCATCACCTAGATCAGACATCGATGCAATTATCCCGTGCATTGCCGATTGAGTGCTCTGCGCGTATGCGTTGATCGCAAAAGCTGGATTCCTATAGAGGCCATCACCTTGAATTAATTTTATTGGGTCAGAGCTTCTTAGGGTTCTATCTTGATATGGCTGTTGCGACATTGTTGTGCCAGTTATCACAACCTCTCCATTTGGATAGAATGATTCACTTATCTTATTTGCAATACTTGCTGTACTGGATAAGTCTGAAGAATTTATTCCTGTGTCTGACATATTACCTACTTAGTAGCGTCTTTAAAAGTTGGAACCATTGTATTTGTGCCAACCAGTGCTGGTCCGCTATTTAAACTTAATGAAGCTGTATATACTTTACCTAATCCATTTATAATTAATTCCCAGTTAAGTGTTACTGGAGTACCGTCTTCATAGTACTCGTCCCATTCAGTCATTGGCCATTCTGAAGCTTTATTATAAACTTTTAATAGTATTAACATATCGACAAGAGCATCATAAGTTCTTATTTCTATGTTACTTAAATTATTTAGTGGATCGGTTTGTCCACTTGTTTCAAAGTGAATTGCAGTTCTTGGCGAGCTATAGACAGGAAGAGAGTCTAACATAAGACTTTGCGCATATAAAGCAGCCTCGTACAGTTGATCAAACCTGGTGTAAATTACAGATTCTGGGCTTATTAATTCTTTTGCTTTATCTTTTACGTACGCAAGAGTATTGTTTGTTGTTTCTGGTATTGTCAAGAATATTGATCTTATTTGATTCTTAATGCCGACATAGCTTTCTGCATCCGTCTTGTAGAATACAGATGCCATATATCTTTCAGGTCCGGTATTACCCCATTTTTCACTTTTTCTTGACGCTGCGTAATTAACTCTATTGTTTACTAGCGCACCTGCTTCTAAATCATCTGCAGTGAGTATCATCGCAGAATTGTTAGGACTCACTCTCAGAACCACTAGTCTGCCTTCTAGTGCTGCTTTCGTAAAGAACATACCTTTTGAAGCTGTTGAATTAACATCTATTATTCCAACATCTTTTGAAACACCATTCTTTTGTAATTCCGATGTGTCGACTCCATCAAATCTTATTCTATACTCACGATATTTTTCATCAGATCCACTTAATACGTCTATCACGTCGACGGTGTCACCGTCAATTACATGTTTTACATAAACAATAGTTTTGAAGTATTGATTAAGACCTGTTTTTTCTGGCCCTAGTCCAGAATACTTTAGTAGTTGAGAGTGAACAATGGCGTTCTCCAAGCTTATGTATCTAACAAGGTCGCTTATTTCTTTTTCTTTCCAACCCATGTTCTTCAACAAATCATCTGATCTTATGTAGGCGTTTCCTTCAAGCGATTTAGTTTTTTGTCTTACACCAAGTAAGCTAGGAAGAAGCTTGACTGAATGATACTTGCCAACAATCATGCCTTGGAAGTTTGACAACCCTGCATCCATTGGTTGTCCGTTCTTTGACAAGTATTGAATATAGCAGCCGTGTTGGTCAAGAACATTGTCTCTTACCCACTTCCAAGCATTCCAGGCACCGTCAGTTGCCAAAGACAAGGTCGCTGCAACGGCTGCTCCAGCTAATGGGGTTCCGAACACTGTTGCTGCTGCTGTTGCGCCAGCAGTGATTGCGGGCATTACCAGGCCGGCAAATATTGCTGCACCCATGGCTCCTTCTTGTCTACCAGTACTTGCTGCAATCATCGCTTTCATTTTTTCAGCGCTTTCGGGCATTGAGTCAGCCAAAGCGTTTGATTGTATATCTTTCAATAATGCAGAATGACCGTGAGTATATTGCATGCCTCCAACCATTTGATGTTTAAGCATGTCCCCTAATCTGTCCACTGATACATCGCCATTTATAGTCAGTCTAGAGTTATTTGATTTGCTAGCTAATATTAATCTTGTTTCATTTCTTAGGGTTTGCATATTTAATTGCGATGCCATCCAAGATGATAAGAACCATCTAGATGGGTCGTTTACTGTAACAAAAGCATTTGGAGTAATGCTAGTAACGAATCCAGTTTCTGGAGTAAAGTGATGTACTACTTGTTCTACTTCAAATATTCCATACATTCTTTCGTAAACATCTGCAAGATAAACTATGTCGTGTGGTCTTATGTCTGCGTTACCTATGACTATTATTTCGCCACCATATATATCCTTTAAAGATTCTTTAAGATAGGAAAGTGCAACTCTTCTTGCAGTCAACTCATCCGGATCTCCTTGAGCTGACTTTGCGATTCCACGTGCTGTTTGAAGTGGGTGAAATACTGGATGCAATATGCCCCATACACCTTCTCCCTTAACGTTGTCAAAATATAGTCCAGTCTCAACAGTTTTTTCAACTTGTCTTTCTGGTGGAGCAGCTTTGTCCAAGGAAACTGTTACTGGATATTTCCCATCTGAAACAGCTGTTATTTGTGTAGCTACACCATTAAAGTTCTCTTTGATATTATTTTTTAATATGTTAGTAAATGAACTAATATAATGTATTCTCTGGAAAGGCTCTCTAATTTCTACGACAGGCTCTCCATATTCTCTAGTAAATGGATTGTCAACCGCCCTAAGCAAGGTCCCCTCCCTACCAAGGGAATAATAAATTGAATCGTTGTAGGCCTTGTTCAGAATGTTTGCTTGCTTAGTAAAGTTTTCTAATTCATTTAATCCATAACCCATTTGGGCCATAGACATTCTAAACATGTTTAAAAGATTACCCAGTGCTGCATCGAACGCAGTAAAAATTGGTCCTATATTTCTATCCCAAAAACTATCAACATCTTCCAAGACTCCAGTTAACCAGTTTCCCGCATTGCTTCCTTCTTTTGCATTTGCCTTGAGTAACTTTATTAAGGATTGTGGGTTTGTTGCGTATTCGGCGTTGTAGTCAATAAACGCATTAAATATTTTATCTAATGATCTAAAGCTCCATTGATCATCTTCATCACTATTAACGTTAAATAAAACATTTCCTGAAAGTGTGTTTGAATTGAATCGTTTTTTGTCTGGCCTTAATACGACCCAAGCTCTTGCGTATGGATCTGCCCATAGTTTTTGTCTAAATATTCCAACTAATAATAAGAACAACTGTTTTGGAGTTTTTATACTTTCTAGTAATACTTTTGCTTTATCTTCTGGCTTTTTTCCTAAAGATAATTTACTTAAAACATCAGCTAAGATTGACTCATTGCCCAAATTGCCTTTATCTGTTTTTGGATCTTTTGGATTAGGATCTGGTGGTGGAGTTCCATATTCATATGTTTCAAAATGTCCTTTAACAAGATTTCTAATTCCAGATACTTTTTTATAAACAAGTGCGTTATAGGCATCGATAATGCCCTTATCTTTGTTTATAATTTTCATATTATTTTCATCAAATCCATCAAAGCCACCGTCAATATATTCATCTACAGCTATATCAATAGCTGATTGTTTTGCAGCTGTTTGAGCACTGAGCGCGCTAGTCCAGTCTGCTCCAAGTAAGGTTGAAAACTCTGAGCTTCTAGAATCTGCTCCAAATTCTTCAAACGTTTGAATTCCGGTTCCCTTAAGAAGCTCGAACAAAGGGTCCTGAGATTCAGATTCATCATTTGGGTCAAGATTAAACATCTTATAAAATATATCTTTTACTGAATCATAATTATGATAACCGTATCTAAATTGATCCCAAATTTGTTGAGCCTCGTACACTCTTCTTCCATTGCCAGCAATAGTTTTGATTGTATTATCAAATTTTTCATCATAGAAACCTCTTGCTGTGACGCTTACTGAATCTATTGGATCATATACTTTGAGAAAATTATCAAAGGTTTTGGCTTCTTTATCTTGCTCTAATTGATCTATTAATTTATCTTGCTTTAAACTTTCGTAATCTCCAGCTTGAATGTTGTCGTAGTATTTAAGAAAGTTCCCACCTTTACTCCATTCTACTTGCCAATCATTTGATGTCTTGAGAGAAATATCATCATTAAATGTGTAACCATCTGCAAGAACTCCGGAATGATTACTGGTTCTCAAAGAAGGGTGCCCAGCAGTTGTTGAGTCATAAGACTTAGCCGGTAAGAATCCACCCCTTATAACATCTTCCAAGTTTTTTCCTTCGTCAGCAGGTTTAAATGCTCCAAATCCAATAAGGAAAGTGTCATTGTCGGGTATGATACCGTCCATTCCGTAAGTAAATTTACTTGCTGGGTTATAGTCGCTTGTCACAACTCCTACTGGAGTGCTGTCTGGCACAAATGTAAACATACACTCTTTGAGACTTTGCTCTGCCATTCCAAGGCCTTCCCATTGTCCAGCTGTTGTGGCGGTTCCTTTGCCATCAGCTTGATCACTAGTTACTATGCCTATCTGTTCTAATGGCGAAAGAATTTGACCCTTATCGTTAATCAAAAGATGAAGGAAGTATGCAGCGTCTGGCGACACTATCGCATCAATCTTATTACTTCCACCCCCTTCTGCTTCAGTTTCCCCCCACAAGAAATAAGCTGGAGTACAGACAACTGCCACTCTCTTTTCGGGATTATATACAAGTACTTTTCTTTTCTTATATTCATCTGGGTTACCGACTAAATCTTCTTCTTTCATATTATACATTTTCAAAAAATCTTGCAGTAGTTGCTGCTTAACATCTACTGATGCTAATCTGTCAAATTTAGGACCAAGTGCTGCTCTAGATTCCAATGGGTTATATGGCCATCTCATGGCAATATAAAATTGTTCATCTTCTGCCGACTTTGGCATCCCCCATTCGGTAAAGTCTAACATAGCTCCTCCCGCCCTGTACTTATCTTGCAGAGCGTATGCCGGATCTAGATCATCATAATACTTTTCAAACTTCTCTAAGAGTACGGTTTGACCTCCACTTGTTTGTATATCAGTTTGAGACTGCATATCCAAAACTGGCAATGGCATTCTGACGGTAGGTGATGCTGTTATAATTCCGAGGTTTCCCTTTGGATCATAAATACCGGATGGGTCAAATGCTGCTGTATTGTTTAGAATTTGATCTAAGTTAAGAAATGGAAGTTTACTTGCAAAATTAAAATTAAAATCTAAAGTAGGTTCATCACTGCCTGGCTTCTTAGTTACAAGGGCTGTTGAATCCGAATCTTTATCTTTACTTACTAAAGATTTTTCTAATAAAGAAATTTGAACTATGTTAGAAATAATTTTTGGTATCTCTTCACCTGTAGCGCTTTTGACAATTTTATCGTAATCCAATGAAGGTAGAGTGCCACTTGCTCTGTTAGAGAAAAATGGATAACGGAATCTTATAGGAAGTTGATCAATTTGCTTGTGATCTTGAAGTTGAAGTGGAGCGTCAATTTGAGTTGCTGCCCTTTGTCTATCATCTTCTATACTTTTTAAAGTTGGTGTCAATAAAGATGCGCTAGCAAAAGGTAAGTGAAAACCTACTTGAACTTTTCCTTTATTAACTGGTAGTCTAGATACTATCTTATTATTATAATAGTATTTTTGTCTTTCTGTATCAGCAAAATTTATTACTTTTCCACGTAATTTTCCACCTGCAGCAAAGATTCCTGTTCCAGAAATTATATCTTTTGACATAGCAGCCATGTTGTCTGCCACTGTACTTTCTCCACTATTTAAAGCAGACATGGCATCAGCTATAGGACCAGTATTTTTGTTTACAGAAGAAAGAATTTCATTCAAAGTATCGTCAGGATTTATATAGCCGGGTGTATTGATGCCATTTGTTTTTGCGTTCTCTTCGTTTGGAAACCCTGTTGAAACTGGGAATACGCCTGATGTGTAAAGCCAATGTGGCTTTCCATAGAATATGGTTGACCTATCTTCAAATGGCCTAACGGCAACGATATAGTTAGGCAGTAGTCTTGCGCACAATTGGAACATATCCCAGATGCTTCTCATATAAGTTTGTGCTCTGAAAGAAACTTCATCATAAATATCATCATCTAGGTCTGAAACAAGACCCATTGTCTTCATGATATTGCTGAGCCCTCTTCCGTTCATCGAACGCAAAAGCCCAGAACCCAGAGCTGCACCAGCTAGTGGTGAAACAAAATATCCCACAGCTAAGGCGGCTGTTCCGGCTATTACTTGAGAAGTTCCTATTGCATGACTTGAATCTATTAATTTATTATTTGCGGTTACTTTATCTAATACGTCGTACGCATCTGCAATGCCTTTTTGAGACTGATCAATTAATCCTGTCCAAGAATTATTACTTAATCTATCTAAGTAACCAAACTTTTCCTGGTCTATCATAGTAGTATCTATGCTTGCCATAGTTGCCCAACCGTCATCTAAGTCTCCACCAAGGAACTGAGCAACGCCAACACCATTGCCTGGATAAATGTTTCTCTTGAATATTTCAAGATCTCTTTGAGTGCTAAAATTAGCCCATAGTGTTTGCATCGCTCCAACCACTGGCGTTCTAACGCTCCCACCGGCGCTCTCAAGGCCAGCGTAACCAATTGGAGAGCTTCCTGTAGCTATATTGATTCCCGTGTTTAATGCTTGTGCTGTGCCGCCTGTGGCTATATTCACTGCGGAGTTCAATCCAAGGCCAAGAGTTCCACTAACTGGATTTTTTGCTATTGAATTAAATGCATTGACCACACTGGCCTTATACTGCATTGCTTTTTGTTCTTCTTCTGGTGATAGTGGGGCATATAGTATCGATCCAAAATGTCTAATTCCAAATTTGTTTTCAGAGAATACTGCGCCACGTGTTGCGTGCGCAAAAGCTTCCCTCATTCTAGATGCACCCATGGAAAGCAGTCTTATCATTAGGTCTCTTGGTTCAGACATCCAAAGACCAGTATTTATACCGCCGTCAATTTTGCCGCTGTCGCCCTTTTTCTTGGTGCTATTGATAATAGGGCTTAGTTCAATTGCATCCGATTGAGCTATTATAGTCATGATTTCGCCATGTTCTACTTCTGCGATAACACCATTAAATATAGTTTGAAGTGAGTTTGGATTTGATCCATATCCAGCTCTTAGGTGAACTCTTACTCCTGGCTTTAATCTCATATTCTCTATTTCAGTAACATACTTAGAACTCATATGAGATTTAATGTTCATTGATCTATTTAATAAAGTTTGAACGACTGCAGCTGTTCCCTGTGAAAGGTTTGTCGCTACTGATGCCATTTCTTTATTTGTTATTCCATTACTTAAAACACCCTCAGTATTAATAATGCTATTTAGTGTTAATTCTGGTCTAGACAATTTTGAATATGTATTAGATAGCCTAAGCATCAGTGTGTCACCGAGGATGTCCTCTGACTGAACGATTGAAAAATCAATTATTGATTGGAGTCCGTAGAAATTATCAAACAATTTAACACCAGCAAAAAAATTACTATCATCGATCAGCCATAGCATGTAAGTCGGAAATGCTCTAATCATTCTTCCACCAACATCTCTATATCTGGTATCTAACATCATTTTTTGCCAGTGCTTTGCAACACCTTTGTGGCTACCACCAGTAGAAACTGCTTGAGAAGCGTCAACATTATCAGTTCCATAGGCGTTCATATATGAGTCTAGAGACTTTGCTGTTGGAACCCCAGTATGAGAATTTTGAGAATCTCTTTCTGGTGATTGTGTATCTGAGATTTGAGTGACTTTTGATGTTGCAATCATTTTTCCATTAGCATCTATTTTAAGATAATCTTGAGCTACGTAGAATCTTCCATCTTCTTTATGTTGGTAGCCTAAAACATAACCGCCATCTGGTGTTTGATATATCGCTGGTAGCTTTCCAGTTTGCCCAGAGTCTGAAGCTGGTATAAAGTGCATTAAACCGAAGTGATCAACATCATCTGGATCAAAAGATGGTAATTCCTTTCCATCAGCCTCCTCTATACTGTCTGCTATAAGCTTATCAAACTTAGCTACTTCTTCCTTGGAGCCAGAAACTACATCTCCTATTTTTAATTCACCATATCTAGTTCCAAATTTTACGTCTTCAAAAGCATATTCTATATTATCTTCATCTTTGAATAGATCTATCATATCTTTCCAAATAGTTGGATACTTATTAGCTATAAATCTACTTGCCTGCAATGGTGTTTCAAATTCTGGTTCATTCATTTGATCAAAAATAGCTATTCTAAAAATCTTCATAGCTTCAGTTGAAGGAAGTTTTGATTGATCTATTAAATATTCTTTTACTTTATTAATATCTCCATTGTTTTCTATGAGTATTTTTTTAGTAAAATAAACAAAAGATTTTCCTCTGTCGTTAAGACTATTTTTTTCACTTGCATTTCCAGTAGGAAGTGTATATTTTGATGGATCAATAATGCTCTTTATAACATCATCATCATACATTTCAAATGATCTAAAATAGAAATCTGGATCTAATGTTCCAACCATATCTTTTGAGTCGGCGTCGATAAGATCAAGCGGAAGATCGGGGTATGCGTTTATCATATCCCACCTTTGCTTCAATCTTAAAAACGGATTTCTTTTACTTCCAAATTCTTTAATAAATGCTGCTTGCTGTTGAGAGCTTATGTTTTCTCTCTTTTGCTGAAAGATATCAAAATCGACTAGCATTAGCTGAACGTTGTACACGTGTGGAAAACCTTCGACTGTTTGAACAGAGAAGTTCATTGGTAGAACATATTTAACTCCAGCCAAAGCTGTGATAATATTCTTAATTCCCATAAATCCAATAACGCCTGCTGCGTGCTCAAGTCTTGCCAAACCACTCAAGAAGTCAAACATCTTTTTAATTTTCTTAAGTTCGTTCTCCCCAAAGATGGTCATAGATATACTGATCATAGTATCTTTGGAGCCGATGTACTGGAACGTTGGTTCCTCTTGCATTTGCAGCTGCATTCTAGCTAAGTTGTTGCCCATGCTTAAGCTTACCGAGTTTACTATAACTGAACTAGGATCAAGATCTATTTTCATCATAGGGATTTCCCATTCCCTAATAGTGAATGCGGATATGTTTGTTCCATCAGTCCTGTTAACATTTTCCGCGTCTCTTATTGCGCCAATGTTTAAGAGACTTTTAATGCTTTCATCTTGAAAAGTTCTCTCGTATAGGGTAACCATAAAAGAATCAACAAATTTTTTCTCTTCTATTGCCCTGGTACTTGCCCAGTCTTTGGAGTTTTTATCTATATCAATTTTCTTTTTTTTCAAAATTGCTTCTGAATTACTATCAATCTTATAGGCCAACATACCCTTGACGCTTTGTGAAGATAAATAAAGTTCCCATTTTTTATCTTTTAGCTCTTGAGTTTTTTCGGGATCTCCTAAGTTAGGAGTTTGAAGTTCGTTTGGAGTTTTTCTATTTTTTAAATAGTCTATTACAGAAAGATTGGTAATTTTTTCCGTGTTGATATACTCAATCACTTGGGCATCATAAACCATTTCATAAACGTTTTTAGCATTGGCGCCAGCTAAAGCTACATTCACTATCTTTTCAGCGACACTTTTTTGGTACAAACTACTGGTCATTTGTGTGCTATTGATAACAACAGTGTCTAAGTTTCTATACAAAGTTTCGTCTGTTACGTTAATACCAAATTTAAATAATAAATTTTGCCAGAATGCTCTACCAAATTCTTGTACAGCTTTTTCTTCGTCACTTCTAAATGAAGCAGTATCTGGACTAAATATCTTAGACTGAACTGATTCTGGAACGTACAAAGTTATGCCATTACCATTTGTCCAATCTCTATACACATTGGTTGTTAAGACGCCATTATTGTACGGCTTTAGGTCTACTGGCATTGCGCCATAAGGACTTGTCTGATAGGCATCATAGCCGCCATCCAAGCCTGGGTTTTCTATTAGGCCGGTAACTGCGGCATTTTCTGCTTCTTCTTTTCCTGGAACGCTAGGTTCCGTTGGTGCAGTTGTTAGGAATTCTGCGCTTACACTGTTAGCTAATGCTCCCGCAGCTCTGCCCATATAATGCCTATACTTACCCCAGTGAACTGCCTGATTAAAATCTTTGATCATTGGCAAGAATGGTTTATGGTTAAATTGAAAAAGTTCTAAATCAACTTCTAGGGTAAACGGGAAACCCGGAACTGTAGACACCGTCATCGATGACAAAGCTACTCCAGTAATGTCAAACACCGAATTAAGATAATGATTTTTAATTGGTATAATTGGTGCATACTTAAAAGAAGCTACAAGTCCTCTTAGTGAAGATAAAAACTTATCAATTTTTTGTTCATGTGCTGGATCTTTAAAGTCTATGTGAAAGTTTGAATTAAGACTAATCTTTGTTGCGTCATCTATTGTTATTCCCCATATTTCTTCATAATTAGGGAAATATAATTTCAAGCTAATAGTTGTGTCTTTGTAACCTGTATTAAATTTAGGAGATGCTTTTTGTCTTATAGCTCCACCGGTTAAGCTTCCAGTTTGAAAACCAGTATTAACATTTATAGATATAGGAGGAACATAAAAGTTTGAAGCGCCAAGTCTTAAATGGAATAAGTCTGGACTTGCTGGGGCGTTTGATGTATTCCAGCCCATTTCTTTTATTACTTTGTCTATTTTTTGTGATGTTAAAAAATTATCTATTGCCCAAATAGGTTGGAATACCGCGTTTCCCTCTTGATCGGTGCCAAATGACTTGAACATATTTTCCATAATTTGCTTATGGTTATTCAATGGATCATCAGTTATATCATGACCATAATCTCCAGTTGCTGCTAACGCAGTTATAAACAGCCTATAGAGATTAGGAAAGTATTTATATACTGTTGTAAGAGCTAATGGATCTTGATAAAAATAATTCTTAACTTGTATTAGTTTTTCAAGCCATAAAGTATCTCTTACTGGATCATTAAACTTGGCTGCCGATGCTCTTAGTGTTTCAGCATTTTGAAACCTGAGTTTTGCAAACTCTCTAATACCACCAGCCATTTCAGCTAGCTGGATTAACCCTGATTGATATATTTTTTCAAATATTAAAGTTCTGGCATTCTGATCTTTCAGATGACTCATCTCAGATTTTCTATAGCTAGTTAATTTAACAAATAGATCATTTGAATCGCCATCAAAATTTTCTCGACTTAAACCTATTTCTCCAAGGTCTTTGTTTACTTCATTGTAACTACCTTTAAATCCCTCATTTAAAAACAAAAGACTTGTTCCACCAGTAACAATTGCCGCACTAAGGTCTATTCCTAAAGTAATACCAGTACCAACTTGTGACCAAAATGACCTGTCTTTGCCCATCTCCCCAAATAGGGACGTCATTGGAGCAAGGTCAGAGTCCGCATACAGATTTTGAGACGCTTGGTCTGAAGTTATATCTATATCATTATTATTGGTCATGTTTACCTAAATAAATTATCTGTTTTAATATGATCACTTAGCTTGGCAGCTGTACTATCTGAATGAAAACTTGAACTATGATTAGTAATTATACCACTGTTTTTAATTGAACTTGATAGTTTATTACCTATATTTTGACTAGCTGCAATTGCGGTTATTTGCTGCTTATTGTTTCTGGCGTGTTGGAAATCTGGGTTATCATAACCGTCTCCATTGCCTTGAATCATTGTAGTCACGCCATTAGAATAGCCCTCCATAGAACCCTTCATCGGATCTGGTTTCATCTTAGACATAACTGATCTAGAATTGACTGTAACATTATTCCTAGCAGAGCTATCATTCTTGCTGGTTGCTATTCTGGCAGCAAAAGCGTTGGAAGTTTTGGTCCTTGGAGATGTGTCTATTCGTTTAGAGGCGGCTTCTTTTAAGTTTTTATTTTGTGAATCTGCACCTAAAATCATATTTTACATACCTAAAAGTTAGAGGCTATATCAGAGTAAGGATCTTTGCCGACAGATGGCATTCCGTTATACATAGTACTGTTTATTGGCCCATCAACAACACCCCCAAGTAAGCTTCTTAGGTTATTTAAGTCTCCCATAGATCCGGTAGTGTTAACTTGGTATTGCATTCCATATCCCTGGCTCTGCATCTGTGCTGATTGCAGGGCCATATCCCTGGTTGGGGGTCTACCATCATATGCGCTACCACCAGGCAATAGTGGGGGTCCTGCGACATCTTGCTCTGTTAAGTCTTTCTTTTTATTCCTTTGATATAAAAAGCTTGCTCCAATTAAAGCTAATAGTGCAACTCCTGATGTTTTAACAGTTTTGTTTTCAAGAAGTTTTTTTAATTCACCACCTTGAAATGATTGAGTTATTCTTTTATAGGGGCTCTTAGCAATACTCCCTGGGGTTGGATACATGTCCGCAACTGCATCGCCTAATTCATCTTTTAGATTTGTGACCCTGTCTGTTACTAGCCCAGCAGGGAAAGCAGGCGATGCAGCTTCGGCTTCTATTTGCGCAAGCCTGTTCATAGCCTGATGTTGACCAAAAGCTTCTTGTGCAGATTCTTCAACAACTTGTCGCATGGCGCTTCTTTGAGTCCCTGGTGAGGAAACCATTTCCATGAAAGATAAAAGAGTTTTATCTACTCTTTCTCCCGGATTCTTTTTATGAAAAGTTACAAATTGTGCTGCTTGTTCTGCGTCAACTTTTAATAAATCTGCTGCTCCACTACCATGATGATCTCGATATAGCTGCTGCACAAGATCAAAATGCCTTGCATCATATGCTTGTGAACGAAGTCTCCTTCTTTCTTTGGCTAAGTTGAATATATCCATCATTGCATCTTCAGCTCCCTCCTCACCCAAGGCGCTAAATATACTGCTACCTCCTTCTCCATACATTGAAGCCATTTCTGATTGGAGCGTATCAATCATATCTAGAACATTACCAGAAGCAGATATTTCTTTCATTGCCCTTAAACCTTCAGCCATTTGAATACTTATTAAACTTTTAATTTTATCTACTTGAGCCTTAACTGGTTGTGACATTGTTGCCCCACGGAGACTTAATTCTATATCTTTTAATTCGCCAAATGAACTAGACACATCTGGTGATCGTAAAAGAGCTCTTGATATATCTCTGTACTCTGCTACAGCTATAGGTCTCTCTAATCTTCGCGCCATGTTGCTGGCTATAACATCTTGAGCACGGTTGACCTGTTCTTGTTGCACTGAGATATCTCTAGCCATTGCTGATGTTGCAAACCTTTCATATGCTGGTGTTCCGGGCTTTAGTGTTATAGCTTCTTCGTAGCCTTTTGCATCTAGGGAACTAAGTTTTTTTATATCTTCTTCTACTTTTGATCTTTGTATTGGATCAAGTGTTGCATCTGCTAGAAAATCTCGAAGACCTGAAATTTTTGAAGCTCGTTCAGCAATTCTGTCTGTTGTAATATTTAATCTTTCTGCATAGGCAACAGGGTCATACCCTGGTAAATCTCCTTCTGCTTTTCCTGCAGCGATAGCTGCGCCTCTTGTCCAGCCAAGGAATGCAGCTGCTTTTTCAATTTGTGCTTCTAAAACATCTCCAATTTCGGTTTGAAATTTGTGTAGATTATCAGCTGTAACTAGTGTTCCACTGCTTCTTGTTCTATTGATCACTGATGCGATTGAATCATACGCGCTTCTAATCATCTGCTGTTCAGCAAGGTCGCTTGTTGAAGCAAGCACTTGGTCTAACGGCCTTATTGAATTTCCTCCGCTTAATTGCTTAACTATGTCAACTACGTTTGATGGAGGGATAGCTCCAATACCATATCTTTTTTGTGCAGCTGGAATTAATGAACCAAATTGATCAAGTATTGATTGGTCTTCCAATGTTTGTTGAACCATGTTAAGTGATCCTGCTGAAAACGATCCTCTATTAGACGAAACTCCAATAGTATTCCTTAACTTTTGATTCAGTGCTGCCTGCATTACTGAAGTGGTGCTAAGCTCTTGTATGGCAGATCCACCAATTTCTAATGCTTGTTCTTCAGATACGCCCGGTATAAGTAAGCGCCCCTTTACAAAATCGTGCAATTGGTCAACAGTTAACATTTGCCCTGAAGGTAATTTTCGGTTTACAATTTCCAATACCTCATTTCCAACCTCCTCTGATTTTAGTGGGTCAAGAAATATTTCCCCAAAGTTTGCTATGCTGTAACGTCCGCCTTGTTCAGCGGTTAAATTATTTGCTGCTTGCGCTGTCATTAAGCCATCTGCTGTTTGAACCAAGGCACCTCTTGCTCTAGGCGAAGCAGCTTGAACATCTATCATTTGCCTGAGTGCTTTGTCAGACATTTCTGGTATTTGACCGCCTACTGATTCAGCTGCGTTTATTGTCATTTGTTCAAATATTTCTAATTCATTTCCTGAATTAAAGTGTTTTCTGCCAACTGTTGTTCTGTGAGTAAATTGGCCTGTTCCATTTCTTTTCAATATACTTTTAGCTTGTTCTAGTGTTCTGACTATTTCATCTATCCCGTAGCCTTGGTCTATTAAATTTTGGTATTCTTGATTTCCAAAATTAGAAAAATAATCTACCGCGCCTTGTTGATTCCCAATAATTTTTTGAACTGATTCGGCGGACTGTAGGTTTGCCCTGAACGCAAATAGCTCTTCAATGCCTTTAGGATCTCTTCTTGCGTTTATAGCTAGCCTTCTTCGACCATTACCGTCTACAAATGTTCTTAAGCTACTAACAGATGAGTCGTCTAAGTCATAGCCAGACAAGACTCCCTTCATAGAGGAAGCAACGGGGCCAGTAGTCATCATCTTATCACCCTTCAATGATACCTGCACAAATGGGACACGTCCCTTTGTACCGTCTTTTAGCATAACTTGTTGTACGTCATATCCATCAGGCGTAACTCCAGGTATTGCTTCAAGTGACGATTCGTATGTTCTAATATCATGTCTTGAGTCAAATGGAAGAGCTACATTAACCTGTCCGTCCTTCATTCTAAAAGCGCCTTTAGCGTAGTAATCTCTTATTCTATTGACAATGCTTGGAATTTTTCTTGGATCCTGATTAGATTCAAGCGCTTTTAATATATCTTCAATTTCTGCTCTATTTCTTTTAGCTAAACCTCTTGCTGTTGCGTCTAACGATGTTTCTGGAATATTAGTCCCAGGAATCATAGGTACATCAAACCTCATTCCCGTTTTTCTATCTACTAAGCCTAATGCCTGGGCTTGAAATTGTATGTCTTTTAGAACTTGATCTGGCACTTGCCCTGTATCGAAAAAGGACTCAACGAGTGCATTTGTTTCTTGTAAATTTCGTTGAACACTTTGTCTAACCTGTGGACCAAAATAATCTGGATCAGTCAATAAACCCATAGGTTCTGCAAATACAATTTTGTCACTCTTTGTGGAAACATTCATTGTAATAAATGCTCCTTTAGAAGATCCTAACTCAGACTTTAAGTTAGTGGTTGGTGATATGATTAAATATTGTTCTAATTCTTCTGCTCCAGCCTGAATGATTTGTAAAGCATTTAGCCTTTTAGATAATGTAATGATTTCATCTGGACTTGCTGATATAAGTTTTGCTTCAATATCTTTTATTCGTTCTTTTATTGATATGCCTATTTTTTTATGACCAGTAAAAGAAGTTCCTGGGATAACTGCATTTACCGTATGATCTAATCTGGATAATCCTCCTTCAGCTTTAAATGACCCATCTGCTGTTCCTGCGGTAAACGGATTTTCTTCTAATGAAGGATTCTCTATTGCTCGTACTATTTTTTCCATTTCACCTTCAAGTTCTGATACTTCTTTTAATGTATCAGAACTAATGGTGCCAGTGGTACTTTGACCCATAGAACCTTTTAGCGCGTTAATAGGATCTCTTTTTCCTTGTAATAATTCTCTAAATGGCCCATCCATAATACGCAATGAACCATCGTTTGCTGGAGTTATATCATCTTTTAGGTTGTTAAGCCTTTCGCCTAAAATTCGTGTTCTAGGATCTGTGCTTTCCATTAAAGCTTTTATATCGTTATTTTCTGCTATGGCTTGATATAGCGGCATTTTCGGGTCAATTGAATCATCTCTATATTGTAAAGAGTCTATTAAGATCTGTTTTATGTCTGATGCAACGTCTAATGGATCTACATCTGCTGTTGGATGTCTCAATCCGGAATATTGCAAAACCTGCTCAAAAGCTTCGTCGGCACTTAATAATATATCCTCTCTTATAATTCCACCAGTGGGCGCTAGTAAAAGTTCTTCAGCTGGAGTCATGACATCTCCTGCTGCTTTCCTTAACAACATATCTACGTGATTAGGAGTATATGCTAATTTTCCTGGTAAGCCTGTGCTAGTTCTAAATCTTGATAAAGCTCTTTCGATTTCACCAGCATCAAAACCAACTTCTCTAGGCGCTAAATTTCTGCTTTGTCTTTTAGGTAATTTTCCTAGTCTCCCTGCAACTCCGGCATTATTTCCTGCTGATATATCTTCAAAAAAATCTTCAACAAAACTTTTTCTAAATGTTGGAACACCTGCTAATGATTTAATTTTAGATTGCTGATCCAACGTGAGTGGTAGTCCTGTTGCAGATATCGAATGGCTAACCCTCATTATACCTTCGTCTGTTATAACAGAAATCCCCGGATATCGTATTTGACTTGGTGATGTTGGATCTGTTAATAAATTCAATGATTGTTTATTTCCACCCCAATTATATTGAAGGTAAGCAGAATCCAACTGTTGACCAAATAAATTACCAAGACCGTTATCATCTAATTCTGCCTGTGAAGCTGATCTTAAATAAGTATTAAGTGCAAATAATTCAGACTGTAACGCTGCATCTCCGATGCTTTGACCCATCGAAAATGCGTCTGAGCCTATTTTTCTAAAGTCAACCATTTGATAAGCCGACAAGTCTGCTACGGCATCTTGTATATTATCGTAGGATACGCCAGTAGCTTTATTAAGAATCTTGCCAGTTGCGTCTACAACTTCCATCATACCAAATGCTGGAGTTCTGCTTAGAACTCTCCTGGTGGCTTCTAACCTTGGATTAAACGTGCTCGGCATATAGTTAGATCAATGTGGCTATTCCGGCTAAGCCAGAGGATATGTTGATTCCGGAGCCACCACCATTATTTCTGACTGGTGTCACTGATCCGTTTATTCCATTTCTAGACATCATAAGCCTTAATTGTGCAGACACATTTCTTGGGTCCTGAGAAGACTGGTAGTTTGGATACGATGGATTAACCAAATTTGCTTCACGTATCTGTTGTGGATAGTAACCCATTTGTGACATGTTTATGCCTGAATTATTACCCATTTTTATTTTAACTTGTTCCATACTGGTATTTGGATGCCACCCCTCCCATCCTAAATCTGGAAGTTCATGTCTCGAAAAGAACTCTGTAAGGTCTGGCTTTTCTTCAACTGGCCTACCCCATGCTGCTTGATAGATTCTTCTTTCTAGCCTTGGAGCCGTCGAAAGAATTGCATCTCTTTCTTCTTCTGGCGCTGCTATCATTGCTTTAAAATGTTCCCTTTTTCTTTTTGGTATAGATAAAGATAATGTGTCTATACTATTTCCGTATGAATCAGCGGGCATATCGTTATTAAATAGGTCTGCTCCATACATTGTTCTCTTTGCTGCTAGTGAAAATTGAGCAGCTGATGCGCTGTCCCCTGCTTGTGCGGCTTCGTTTGATAACTTTCTGTTCTTTACATAAGAAAGAATATCCGTGTACTCTTCAAGGGCTAGTTGTTTTTTTCTTTCCTTTGGTATAAATCTTTCACCAGTAAGTTTTTGCTTTATATTATGGTAGCTTCCATATGCAATACCTGTTGCAAATCCTATAGTTGATGCTATCATCTTTGGGCCTGGTTTTTTAGCAAACAGTGAAGCAATTCCTGCTGTTAATAATCCAGCTGTTAAAGGATTTCTTTGAGTTGATTTATCATAAATTGGCTTAATAAAACTATCTATTGGTTTTTGCCATTCTGGAAATGTTGCTCCATAAACATTTCTTCTTTCCCAATCTTCTTGTGCTGTTCTGCTGCCTGACAATTTTGTGTTAATGAACGTATCTCTATGGGCAATATATTCACCAAATTTACCAATATTTTTTTTAGTTTGACTTATTCCAAGTTCTTCCGCACTACCATACTTATACCTATATGGTTTAAATGTATTTTTTCTTGTTGTTTCATCTACTTGAGCTCTTATTTTTTCTGCTTCAATTCTATCGGCAGGTGAAAGCATTCCGTTTGTTAACTGTCTATCGAGTGCCCTGTATTGCCTAGAGTATGGAGCAACATCTCCAAGAATATCTAATTGAGTTATGGGATTCGTGTAATCTTTTTTAGTTGGGTTTAATCTTTCATATGCTACACCAGGTAATCTTAATTCGCCTTCTTGTATTTTTGTAAACGGATCGCCTGTTTGAAAATTTGTAAAATAATCTGAGCCTGGAAGAAATGGATATTTTTGTCCCATCGTATTTTTGATAGGATTTAAATATGTTATATCTGTTCTTTCTTTTGGAATAAATCTTCTAGTTATTTCAGAAAGTTCTAATCCACTAAAACCATTTTCCATTCCAAGTGGAACGTCACCTAAGCCGCCAAGATTAAGATCCCAAAATGATCTTCCCATTCCATAGCTTTTAGACGCCGACTGTAATACAGCTCTATTTGGTTGGAAATCTGATCTGCCAAATCCAAATCCTTCTCTAAGATTGGCAAAACTAAATCCATAGATACCAGCCATTTCCTGTGCTCTATAGCCAAATTCTGAAGCTTGGAAATTTGCGCCGCCCATCTGAATTGGTTTGCCTACTGGAACAATTGAAGGTGGTATAAACCCGGGGACTGGTGGGGGGCCATATTGGCTAGATTCCAAATAGCCTTGGTTAACGGTTGATATTGTATTGAGTGATATATTTTTTGCTGTGTTTAGCGGAGCATACGATGCGCTTACTAGTGAACTATTATAATTTCCAATTTGCGCACCTGAAACCACCGGAGAAGATCTTAGGTTATTACTTTGTCCACCAACGTATCCAGAAACTCCACCACCAGTCATTGTCAAACGTCCAGATGACATTATTCCAGTTGGATCATAAGCCCCTTGTGCGCCGGCTGGGACATACTGACTTAGTGCATTAGCAACTTCTTGTTGATGCATTCTTACTTGCGGTTTTAATATTTTTCCAACAGTTAAGTTTAAAGCTGGCGTAACCGGACCAAATGGACCAGTAAAATAATCTCCACTTAACGGAGTTGGTCTATCATAATAATTTTCTCTTTCAAATCTATATGGGTCAAAGGGTCTAAGCGGGGAAAAATCATAACCAAATGCCAATCTTTCCATTGGTGAGTCGAATGCATCTGAAGTGTACGTCCCACCTGCTTGCATTCTTCTGTAATACGAAGGTCTGTAATATGAAACTTTTCCGCCTTTAAACGGCGTCACTCCAAGTGACCAAAATCTGCCCTGTCTTACTGCTACTTCGCCTTCTAGTAATTGCTCTTTCTTTTCGCCATACCCCATACCACCAGGAGTTATACCAGAAGCAATTGATTGTGCTTCCACGACACCTCTTGCAATCTTTGTTCCAAAGTATGGAGAATATACTCTTTCACCTCTGTCATCTTTTGGCTGTGTATATCCACCTATGGTTCTGTCGACAGCTAATGCTGTTGTGCCAGCTGCAAAAATTGGGAGTACTCTTTTAGTTACTAATCCTTTAAGGAAAAATGATGCAGGACTTCCATAATTTTCTGCAGTCAGCCCTAACCCAATCGTGCCAGGATATCTATTTAATCTATCACTAAGATGTATTGATGGAATTGAGGCTGCACTAAAACTGCCTGGATCAGAATAACTATTTATACCTAAAACATTTTTAGCTACTTTAGTAAATGAAGTTTCTCCACTGACTGCCCTGTCTAATACTGTTCCAAAAGTAGGTACGAACGTTAGACCCTCATTGCCCAACGGGTTTTCAGCATTGTCTTCCAGCTGGTATGGTGATACGCTAGTTAACTTTTTAAATGCTGGTCTAACCAAAGAGGTGTATCTAGTAAAGCCAACAGCACCTACGTTAGATATAGATTGAGAAACATATGGTTGAACTAATTTTCTTAACGACTGCCTAAATGGATCATTATTGTTTCTTTCTCTAGTCAGATAACCCAGAGCTGCTCCGGCATTTGCCCCGTTTTGCGCAGATGCTCTGAAGTTTTTAAATGAAGCAATATTTAGTACTGTTGACAGACCTGCTGCTCTTGCTTCTGATAACTGAGTTCCAGATATCAAACCTTCTTTTGATAGTTTAACCAATGCTTCTTCGAGCTTAATAGCTAACTGTGTAGGATTGCCTGCCATATTTTCGTAGGCGTGCATCTCAACAAGAGTTCTATGTAAAACATTTCTTAAATAGTCAGCTCTACTTGTAATTGAGGGAGAAGCGCTTTTTATTTGTTGACTAGATAAAACATCTGCACTTTCTGCAAGACTGGTAAGTCTATTTACTTGTCTTGTTAAGCCCTCTGTTTCTACTCCCCTATATCTTAATCTGCCTTTAAGATCTTCGGCTTTTATCTTTGTATCTTTTGCCGCCGCAACAAGATCTTGTGCTGTATTTATTTCACTTGCAGAAGCTTTTCTTCCACCACCAATATCTAATTGTGGCAATCCGAATTTTTCTTCATTTGCTCTCATTACCCTACGAGGAGTTGCACTCTTTTCAGTTTGCGCTCTGAAAGCATCAAACGCTTTTAAAACATCTGTATGTGTATGGGTTTGTTTTCCAGATTGATCTATTATACTAAACTCGCTACTTGCTTCATCTTGTACTAATTGAATCGATCTTTTTGTTATTGGATTTGTAACTTTTCCATCAGAAATAAGCTGACCCATTATCTGTGGGTTATCTATATCTCTGTATCTCTTACCTAGTCTTCCTGCGTACCTAAAAATAGAGTTTGGTTGTTCTTCATCTATGTCAAATTTTCTTTTGAATTTTTCTATTCTTGTTAATGGACTTCCATCTATTTCGGATTTTCTTACCGATTCCCTATTTGATGCAAGACGCGCTGCTCTTGCGTACAGATCAGTTTCAATAGAAGAAAATCTCTTATATTCTCCAGGCAATAGTTCTGCGCCTGCTCCTTCAGATATGCCATATAATTTTCCGACACCACCATACAGTCTGTTAGATTTTTTTGCCCAAGCATATACATCTGGAGCACTTCCAGCACCGCCTAAGAATGCCTGCCTAGAAGTGCCTGGCATTAATTCTATTTCGTTTGTTTTGCTGACTCCTCTAGGCCCACCAAGGCCAAGCATTTGAAGTGGATTAAATCCAACAATTGGTAAACCATAATTTTCTGTTAAAGAATCTAAGAATGCCGTTGCACTCGCTCTAGCTTTTGTTGTATCAAGAATTTGACCAGATTGATTTTGGTAAACACCTCTTAATGCCGTGTAACCAAAGGTCCTTGAGACTGGATCCTTTTTTGCAATTTCAGCAAATAAACGTCTTGCTTCTAATTGTTGATCTAATGCAATATCATTAAATAAACCTCTGTCGAAAGCTTCGTCTACATTTATTTCTTTCAGACCTAAAAAGTTATAACCACCAATATCTGATGGTCTTGTCATCAATCTTTTATCTATTAATATTTGCTTTAGTTGGTCCGTGTCTGCTGAGTCAATTCCTCTCTTTGCGAGTTGATCAGCTATAAAATTTTCAGATGTTAGTGATCCATCTGATTCTACTAATTTTATTCCGTAAAGACTCAGCTACTTTTCTTGATAGAAAATTTTGTTTTGTTGCACTTATAGTTCCAGTAAAGTCTCCAAATACAGCTTTTTGTGGCCTTAGTATAGAAGCTGCCTGAGATGTATATATATCTTGTGCATCTTGGGTATATGATATGCTAGCTCTTTGTTGTAATTGTGTTCTAAAATCTTCCCCAGAAAAAATTTGATCTGTTGTTGTAAATGCTTCTTTTAAAGAATCTTCTGTAAAACCTATAGCTTTTGTACCTAAATCTTTTTTAGCTCTTGCTACTAAGTTATTAAAAAATTCATTATCATCTTTAGCTATAATTTTATTAACACCATAAGTTATTCTTTGGGAAACACTTCTTAAATCAGTTTCGTTTACTCCTGGCAATCTTTTGATTTTTAAACCAGATATAAACTCTTGTGCTGCAGATCTATTATATCCCCTTGATACCATCTGTTCTTCAAGAGTTTTGTTATATGCATTCTGTTCAAAGTTTGCTATCCATGATCCCTTTTGGGCCAAAGTTCCATCTGGATTCGCCATGCTTCGTGCAGCAGCACTGTTGCCAACTAAGTTGATAAACCTACTTGAGTGTTGTTGCCTTATTGCAGATATTGTTTTATTCAATATTTCAGAAGCTATAGTGGGATCACCACTTGCTTTTCTGAGTCCTTCGTCGAAAGATATCGCACCAGATATTACGTCATATGCATTCTTTCCTCTTTTAAATTCTCTACCAAATCCTCTTGCTGCTGAGGGCATGTTTCTAATTGCTGGTATTGTGTCAGCAAAACCCAGGAAGTCTTCGGCGGAAGGCCCAGCACCACTGTCTACGAGGCCATGGTGTCCAATCAGGAATGATTTAGCTGATTTAGCTGCGCTCCTTAGTTTGCCCTCACCTGAGAGCTCTGACGCTAGTCTGGAGGCATTGTACCCCCTTCTTGATTGACGAAGGGCAAAAACAAAACCACTTTCTTTTGTTTGTGACTCTTGTAAAGAAGTGTTAAATGCATGCGATGCCGATGCACTTATTCTAGTAGCCTGATTCATTAACTGTCCGGCGTCTTGGCCGAACGAATTAAGTATTGTCTTTATATCTGCTATTTTATGCGAAGTTTTTGATTGATTTTTAGTAACTGGTGGCGGAAAATCCATGTACCTTGCATCTGCAAGTGTTCTTAATCTGTTAACTCCAGCTCCAGCAGCAGCCGTTGGGATAATCAGATTTGTTACATTTAATGTAGATTGTTTAACAAAATCAGTTATTACGTCTACCGGGTTATACCATTTTACTTTTGGTCTATCTTGATCGTTACCAAATACTGGGCCAGTAATACCCCTTTGGACGATATAGGTGCTTGGAAGGCCTATGGCAAGTGTTCTGGCACTCTTGACTAAACTTTGCTGGAGCTGGTCCCTGTAGGACCATATAGCTGCTGGTTCAGCACCAGTTGCTGCTGCCCTAAACTCTTTAGCCGTCATCCATTTTGTGCCGTCAGAAACATATCCTGGACCAGCTAGTTTACTAAATACCGGTTTAGCTATTGAACCATCTATTTTACTGTGCGTTAATCTAGCATATGGGTCTACGCCATCTTCAATAAATCTATTTAGACCCTCTAACTCATCTAGAGTTTTTCTTATTTGACCAGCTGTACGAACAACTCTTGAACCAAGATGAGATCCACTATCAGCTGATTTTTGAATTGTAGAAGATAGTTTTAAGCCGCCCTTTCTTAACCCGCTACTGACGATAAAGCTAGCTGCTAGTGTTGCACCTGTTGAGGTCAGAAATTTTGCTATTGGCTTATTGTCAAAAAATCTACTTATATGTCCAGCGCCGGAAGACGGACGTTGTTGTTCTCCGTCAGCAGCTGGAATGTCCCTGCTTGTTACTCCATAGCCTAAATTTTTTATTGAACCCTTATCTCTTAGCAAGACAAACTACCCTTCTACTATCTTGCACCCCAGAGCTTATGTGCAACAGGGTCATTGTATTTGGCTTCGCCTTCTTTTCTAGACTGGTTATATCTCTTAGCTTTGTCCTCTTGTTGCTCCATTACTTCTTCTGGATCGATCAATTGAAGCGTGACATTAGTGGATTCTATTCCTAGAATAGCTTGTTTGATCTCCATTATCTTTTCAGATAAAGCTACTTTTTGAGCTAGTTTAGTATAGGTAAGATTGTCTAGATCTTCAGGTGTGTATGATGTTATAGTAGCCAAAACAAAGGCTTTCATTAAGCTTCTAACTTCAGAAGCTTCTAATCTTTTTTCATCCAGTATTCTCTTTGCTTTTCCCGCAGAAGCAAAGCCAGATTCATTGAGTATCTCTTCAGCCAATGAAGAAACCATTCCTGCAGGATAATGATCTAGCCCAATATCTACCGGATAAATAACGCCTAATTTTATTATTAATTCTTCTATTTCTGCAGAAGATTCTCCAGATTTTTGGTGCTCTGTTATTTGATCAAATTCAGAGAATGTAAGTTCCCTAAATATAACTGTATCTTTTTTTAAAGATGTTTCAAAAACAGAACCATACAAAAGTTTTAGCTCATACAAAACCTCTGGATCAAGCATAATATTAAAGTTGTCTTACCTCTAGTGCCAAGAAGCCGGAAGCTTCAAGAACCTCTTGCGAGATAAGCGATGGAAGACCTGCCATTTCTGTAACAAGCGATTGCTTGTCATAGGCCGGGTAAAGAATGCAGATTTCAGTAATTGCTTCTTCATTCCAAAGATTTGCTTCACTTTGAGTCAGTTGACCTGCCTGCACAAGTTGTTCCATCTTCTTAACGAGGTTTTTGTATTCAAGTCTGTTTAAAGTTCTCCAAGCAATATGCTTGTCGTAGGTGATTGAGGTTACGTAAACATCACCATATTCTTTTTTCCACATTTTGATCTGACCAGCTGTTGGTCCACCTGGCCAAATGAGTTCGTCATCAGGTAAATCGTCTACACCCAATGGTGTTTCTTCTTCTGTTATTTGTGCTTCAGGGGTTTCGGTAAAAACCGTTACCTTATCTGCGCCTACTTCTTCTGCAATTTCTGGCTCGTCTTTTACTACAACTTTTCTAGCTTGGTTCATTTTTTTCTCCTATTAACTATAGTCACATTAAAAATTATATCACATATTTTCTATTAAGTTTTTATACTATTTTAATCTTCAAAAAATACTGCCCTATCCCTTATGGTCAAAAGCTGTTCTTCAGTAGGAGCTGCCTGCACCTTATTCGGATCTGTTTGCAAGGAGCCCTTTTGCTCATTTACGGTTAAAGTACCATTTTCTGGTTCTTTAAGTTTTCCATCTGATACGTACATATCTCTTGCCGTAAAATCGTATGATTCAACAACTAGCATACCACCCGGAGAATAGCTCGTGCTCATCGAGTTTAAGTGAACACTTTGTAAAACAATATCCATTTGAAATGGACCAGATGGATTTCTTTGTACTAGCCTGTCATTAATATCAAGAGACATTAACCTATCAAGGGTGTCGTAGTTTGAGTCACTTTGAGTACCCTCGTTTCTAGCTAGTGTAGTCATTGAACCTTCTTGGGTTCCATATTTTATAACAAAGTTAAAAGGTGGGTGAGCGCTAAAAATGTTTCTGTTATCTGAACCCCTGCCGTCTGATCCAAGTCTATCTAGCTGACTGTTAGCCCAAAACTTTTGTACATTTTTTTCATCTTCAATATCTTCTGAATCACTTCTTAGATATGATTGAATTTGAGAAGTTGGTTTATCAGAATAAAAATCAGTTCTTACTTTAGCTGCTTTAGATAAAAGATCTTTCATTCTTCCGGGGTATCTACTATGTATGGTCATTTGTCCAGACACAATTCTCGTACCAGTCATCATCACATCATAGTTATAGGACCAAAATCCATACAGTGGAGCTTTTTGTTGAGTAATTGAAAATGCAAATGCTGCTATATCTAATTCATCTCCGGCATCAAAAAGTCCATCGATGTAGACTTTAATATCTTCACCGCTAAAATAATAATCATAATAATTATTAAATTTATTTGTATCGTCTACTTTTCCTGCCCATTGCAAATCTATGTCTTCGTTCAATGGATCAAAAGATTGTGGATTAATTAAAGAAAAATCATTATTTTCTTTTGATATTTGAATCTCTGGTGGCAGATAAGAACTGAATGGCCTATACGGTTTCCTGCCTATTATTCTTCCGTAATCAATTGGTCCTGCCATAAATTACTCTGGCTTTCTTATTCTATCAATGAACGTAGTATATTCTACCATCTTATCTTCACCATAGTAATTTTTTTGTCTCTCTTTATAAACTGCGCTTTCATCTGGTCCGAGCAACATTGGGTCATGATCCATAGAAAGTAATGGCTGTATCCCCCTTGCCATAAAAGTATAAGTTTGTTCAGTTATTAAGTCATCAACGGACATAGTCTGGCCTTCGTCTACTATAGTAACACCATATATTTTCATCTTGGCACCGAGGCCGTACTCATTAAAAAATGTTAAAACAATATCAAATGGTGGAAGCATGTCTGCTAATGGAGCAAAAAATAAACCTGTTTCAGCCATTATCTGTCTATATTCTTTTATTCTATAAAAAGCATATTCGTTAAAGACTGTAAAAATTAAGGATCCAGCAATTGTTCTTCCGCCCTTAACGAAACCTCTTGGGTTTACGTGTCCTATTGTTCTAACGGGAGCGTTTTCTCTGTGTATTGAATACGAGATTGTTTGTATTTCGGCCAGCTCTAAGATATCCATGGAGCTTATTGTGCCGCCAACTCTATCTATAACTGGAATAACCATTGTAGCTGAAATATCTGTTCCAGCAAATGACATATTGGAAAACGGATCTGGCAATCCTTTTTCTGCTCTTATCTTATTTATAGCAGTTGTGTCATAAAGATTTTTGTTACTAAACGATTTAAAATCACGCTTGATTGGTAGGGGATCGATTATGTCCATGTTGTCCTATCTTTGTGTTTAAAAACAGATATGGAGGACCAGAGTTTCCCCCGTCCTCCATATCAACTTACTTTTAATTATTTAATAACTTATGGTCTAATTATCTTAGGATTGAGACCTGCGTCTGCTACCGTGTCCTTATTGATAATATCTCTTAGATCACCCGTATTAAATTTGCCATTGGCCAACTGATCAGTGGTTATTCTGTACATTGGTCCGATTTCTCTGGCAACATAAGTCATCGTTTCTTCGATAACAATGTCGTCCATCGAAGCGCCAGAACCCTCATTGAGAAGTTCAACGCCGTAGATCGAGCGAACTGCACCTTGGCCGTATTCGTTAGCAAAGGTAATTGTTATGTCGAACGGAGGAATTTGGTCAGCATAGAATGGAACCTGTGATACTATATCAGAATCCTGTGATGAGAACTCTGCAATACCACGCTTGTGTCCTACGTCGCCTGGAAGAGTATTATGTCTTCTGGTGTAGAACATTTGCGGATTGTCCTTCTGGTGGTTGGCATCAAGCATCTGGTAAAGAGCTGGACGGTCAAACACTGTAAAGATCAATGAGCCTGCGATTCCACGCTTGCCTCTTGAAAACGATCTTGGGTTTGGTGAACCCATTGTATAGATAGGAGCCTTCTCTCTCGTTACCGAGAAAGTAATTCCTGAAAGAGCTCCAATTTCGATGCCACCAAAAGTAGCTACGATATCTGCTCCTGAGAACGTAGTATAAGTATTGAGATACTTATTAACCGCGTTATCGTAATAGTCTGAACCAGCCATATTATACCCTCCAAATCGGTATATTAATTATATGATTATTATATTGTGACAGCTACTTGAACTTCAATGTTCTTGAGTTCAAATGCTGGCGTTATTACTAGGTCAACAAACGCCTTGTTTTCTGCTGGCCAGTAACTTACTGTGAAGTCACTGTCGAGCAAGGCTCCTACTTGTTGCATCCCCTTTAATGCCGAAGTAATGGCTGTTTCCATTGAGTTGCGTGTCTGCAACGTGGATGCCTCGCCAACAAACTTCGTGCAAACTTGTCTTACTAATAGAGCTGCTTCGGTAACAATTCTCATTGTTGAGATTCTTGTGTAGTCCGAAGTTGCTGCTGCCATTGTTAAACCCTCAACAAAAGTAGGAACCTTATTGAAATTTAATGCAATAAAGTTTACACCAAGTTCAGAAAGACCGTTCTGGTGTGTTCTTGTTGGGTTGTATCTTAGAGAGGCAACGTTGTAAGCAGTTTTGTTAACTGGTGAAGTGAACGAAGACATTCTGCTAATTGCCGCTGCAAATGTGGTTGCACCATTAGTGTAACCCCACGCTTCTGGATAATTAACTGGCTTGAGCTCTGAAGCAATAACTACAACGTGTCTTCCGATCTCCTTGAATAGACCGTCTCCATTTGTTCCAAACTCCGTAACTGCGTTTCTGCTAATTAAGTTAGCAGGACCAGCTGCTGAGTTGTAAATGTGTGAAGAAACTTGTGCTGGAGTCATGAATTGTGAAGTTCCAACAAATGCCTTGATGCCCATGATCGCAAAACATGCGTGTGAGTTCTCGGAAATTTGCTTTACTTTGTAAGCTATTTTTCCTGCCCAGCTATTTGCAGATGCTGCGTTGTTTGCATAAAAGCCATACTCTTCGTCGTCACCTGGAGTTGCAGGATCTTGCCACTCGCTTGAGTGAGTTCCGCGACCCCATGGAACAATAATGTCTGGCTGTGCGGCCTCTGCTGATTCAAATGCTGCGTCAAAGACGTTTCCTCCGCCTGATGCTGCATACGTTGTACTGGTGATTGAACCAGTAGTATGATTGAAAACTGAGTCTGCTGGAAGTGGAACGATATAAACCCTATTGGCTCCACCTGCTACAAGTTCAAAATATCCTCTATGGATTTGTGAATTTTCGCCAAATGCCGTGATAACGTCTTGTTCGCCAGTAGCTTCTACAACGTCAAGATCTTGAACGTTGCCCGTGGTACTGACGGTTGATCTTTTAGCAATCAAAACAATTCTCGGACCAACAGGAATATCCTGTCTAGAGATGCTATAAAATCTATCTTTAATTATTGTTCTTACACCTGGTAAAGCCATTGTACTTAAACCTCCGCTTGCAGCATTTGTGTTTTTATTTCATTGATATAGTAATGGTGGGTGATTAAAAACAAACTACATAAATACTATGAATTTGGAGTAGCACTCTGGTTTAAGTCAATTATGTTAAGAGACGTCCCATCAAAAGATGGGGTAGAGCCATTATAATACTGGTCCCATAGCTCTTTTTCGTAAGCCATATATCTTCTGACATCTACGCAAATCTCTTCAATTTTCTGAACTTCCATAGCAAAGAGCTTTTCTGTGGTTAACATGTAGCTTACGGTTCTCTTGTTAATGTCTGCGGAACCTCTATTTTCCTCAGAATCAGACATTCTTCTGGCGTAAACCAACTCTGAGGCTCCCAGTCTTTTAAAAACTGGAGTATATTCCAACATAAAGTCTTCAAAAGCTTCTATTATTTGATCAGCTACTTCTGGACCAGAAGACCTACCTACGCTGCCTCTTAATTGGGCTCCTTCAGTAGTTTCTGTAATGACAGTAAAACTAACTATGTTTTGAAATCTTTGTCCAAAAACAGCAATATCATTGCTTGGGGCCATTCTTGTTCTTGGCTTGGGCTCAGAAGAATGAGTTCTTCTTAACTCTAGCCCATAAATTATAACTGGGTATTCAGCGTAGTCGCCTGACTGTGTAGGCTTTATTTTTATCGATGGATAGGCATTTTCCCAAAGTGCTTTAACGGCTGTTATAAATTCTAGATATGTTAGATTGCCTTGAGCTTGTAGTGGGGCTCCAAACATTCTATTGTAATCAATTTCATTAATGTGTGAAGATGGAAATCTAATTTGGTTTTGTGCCATTATACACCTCTGCCTGTTGCTATGTTAAAAGATATCTGTCTTAGTGTTCTAGATGATTTTAGTGTTATATTAAGATATATTTTACCCTTAACGGTTTTGTCTGCATACAAATCTAATTGATAATCTCTTATGATATCATTCTGTGGATGTTTTAGAAATTCTAAAAGTGCTTCAACTTTTGCCTTTAATTTAGAGTAAGCAAATTTTCCTATTGAATTTTTGCCTATTGCTTGAACTTCTCCTATAACCATCGCTGCTAGTCTAACATTTGAAACGTCCTTAAAGGATTCGCTTATAGACTGTGTGTAGTCGCTACTTAGATAGACGTCATATGGTCCACCAAATTTTCTTGATCTTCCACCTCTTGTCAACGCATTAATTCCTTTTGCGTTAAGTTTCTTAACTTCATCAGTAGATAAATCGACGCCAAATATTGATAGGGCTGCAGGTATTCTTTTCTTACTTAGGCCAATGTTTACCTGCGTGGAACTAATCATGCCAGCTACTGCAGCTGCTGCAGATGCTGCGTAACTTCTTTGAATCTGCTTATGATTAAAAATCATTTCTCCATAAACTAAAATAACATGTTTACCAGTATCTTTGTAAATAATTCCAGCTAAATCAACTGTTGATTCAATTTCAAAATCTTTCACTAATAAACTTGCCGTATCAGTAGCGTTTATTCCATCTGTTCTAGAGCCGATTATTCCTATTGTTATTTCTCCGCAAGTAGCCTGTACCGCATTACAGTAGTTGGCAAGTTGTTTAACAAAATTAACTGTTCCAGTATCTATTATCGAAGTTTCTAAGGGAACAACAATATCAAAAAAATCATACTCTTTTAACATGTTGTAACATTCAGCAAGTCTATTGTAGTAAAGTTGATAAAAAGTAGCAGTAGTATTAACGGCATCTATAAACTTTGCTGAATTTCTTTCTGAAACTTTTTCTACATATTCACTCATATATCCAGCAGACATTATATATATATCTCTTGCTCCACAACTGTAAGCGTCGAACATACCTCTAAGGAGTGGTGAATTAAAATCAGCTCTTAATAAATTTATACCATCTTGAATTGAACTTATCTTTTGTATACCATACGGTTCCATAGCATCAGTGTGACCTATTAGTAATATATTATTTGTATCGAATTGACCAATTTGTCTATACTTTGATCGATTATTTACTGCAATTGTTTTTTCAGTTAATGAGTAATTGTCGAAAGAAACATCAACTGTTCCCTTAGTTTGTAGGGCTATTTCTTTTGCGTCAAGTGCGCCACCGGCCATTGCATTGATTGCAACAGTGTATTCTCCGTCAAAAATATTTGAAGGAATTTTCATATAAAGAGTATATGAACCTTCTGAATTTCTTTCTACGTAAGTTCCATTTTCAAATGTTTGAATCGTATTTGGACTAGCTGCTAGTGCCTGTGTAATGTTGTATGTATATGGCCCAAGTATTGATGCACCAGCGCTGTTATAGCCTCTTGTTAAAAAGATGGTTATGTTTGTAGTTGGGTCTACGTAATCATACCCATCCCTATATACAAATGGGATTTCTACTGTTTGGCCAGGCGATGTTACAAGCATAGTTTAACTCATCGGACTTTCTTTTGTAGCTCCAACTGTCCAGAACTCAATCTTTCCATTTTTTCCTCTAACTGGATAGCACTCTTCGATCACGTATAAGATTTGATTTTCTAAACCAGAAGAAATTTCCTCGTATATTCTATCGCCTGATTTTGGGTTGATTGCAGGTGCAAAGTAATAAATTCTGTCAGAGTTAATTATAACACCTTCTGTGGTCTCTTCTTTGGTGGAAGCCAGATATCTTGATGCCGCAGTTATGTGTCTTGTTGTGACTTTTTCAAATCTATCAGAGTATACTCCATCATCGGAGAGTCTTCTTTGGATCAGAACGTCATGACCCCATTCTCTTAATATCTTTTGAAAAGCTTTTGCGGTATTAATCATACTGTCTTAGTCTTCTATCAACTAGTGTATCGTCTTGTGTAATGTATGAACTTCCAATAGAGTACATGTCTTTGCTCGTTAGATAGATTCTCTTGCCCGTTCCCGGATCTCTTTCCGTAAGTGAGATTTTTTTATCTGGTATACCCTTTGGAAGCACACCTTTCATTGATACCTTTTTGGCAATAACTTCTCTTCTTAAAGAAGCAGCTATCTGGCACCAAGTTGTTGCATTCGATCTTGTCGCAATTTGTCTTGGTGCAGATCTGTTTACCACTTCTAGATCACCGAGCTTTAGAGAAAGCTCATCGTCTCCACCAAATCCATATGTCCTGCTAAGGTCACATGCTGCGGCTGCTTTTATATATTCCAAGACTACGAATGGAAGAGTCAGTGGATCTACATCATCTTTTAATTTATACATCTCTTTTATCTCTAGGGAGTGATGATAAATCATTTCTCCAATTTCTATCAAAGAAGCTTCTGGGAATATTGGCAGTAGTTCTTCTGGGTCTAGATAAAGCGGCAAAACATCTGGAGCAAATAGTATTGTTTCGTCTGCCCTCAATGTAACCGTTGGCTTGTAATCAGTAGCGTTATTGTTGGCGTATATGTTTGTCTGAGATGTTATGGTTTTTGGCGGACTGCTGCTTGTGGTACCGGTAAAAGTCACGGAATACGCTCCAGCTACAGTTGGGACGAATGGGTAAAACCATTCAGAAACTGATGTTGAAGTTGCATTGGCATTATTGACAATTGGGGTTTCATTTATGTCAACAATAGTTACTTTAACGCTGGTCATATTGGCATCTACTTGATTGCCGCTAGAATCTTGGTCTAAGAACTTTACTTTTATTTTGACAGTATCATTCACTAAAACATTGTTTAATGCCATATTAACTCCAATTTATCGATATATTTAATAGTACTGACTTAAGCGTTTAATGTAATCTGTCCCTGGCCAGTTGTGCTTGCGCCTACTAGGCCATCGATGGATATCTCTGCCTCTCCAGTTATACCTATCACGCTAGTGGCTAAGAGAGCCTGTACCTGGTCTGCATTGGCCTCTATACTAATTATGCCTTCTGGACTAACATCTATGCTAATAACGCTTATAGTTGTAAGGTTTGAATAATCTTGATTTGAAACAAAGAAAAAACTTATATTATTAACAATAATTGGGTTTTCTATACCTGCTACATAAATGTATAGATCACCGTTATAGGTAGTATTAGCTTGGTTATACGCAATGGATTCATTATAAAGCATTTTAAACCCTTTAGGATCAGACGGGGTTATAGTAACCGTTAAATCAGTATTCTAATCCAGCATCTTTGCGTAGGTTCGGCATCCAGATTCTTGAGTCTCCTTCAAAGTGATGCTCAGGAGTTCCATAAAGAAAAGAACCAAGGTACGCTATTCTAAGCCCCTTGGTGACGGGTGCAACCTCATGAGTACCTATAAAGTTGGTTGGGTAGATTACAGCAGAGCCAGTCTTTGGCTTGTGTGTATGCTTAGCGTGTCTATGGGTAATCTCTCCACCTAAGAAATTATATTCATTAAGCTCTTCAGGATTATCCACAGAATCATTTAAGTAAATATTAACACTTACTTTACTATGCTTTGGATATTCGCTAGCGGGAGCCTTGCCAAATTCGTGAGGTATTTGATCATCGCAGTGAGGTCCTATGTTCTGACCTTTTTCGTATGTAGCGATGTGCCCCATACCTCTCCACCAGCACACCGTAGAGGCGTCAGGGTAGTGCTTGCAGTACTCGACCAAGATTCTATACATAAGATCTTCTAGATCAGCTATGAATTGCCCTTGCTGTGGTGTAACAGTTCTATTCGCGCTCCATTTTAATAATGGATCTATAAATCTACTAGGCGCCAATACTACGCCATCAGGATCAAATTTAAAACCAGTTCTATTTATTGCGTATCGTTTACCATCTTCTTCAATATAAGTAAAGGTTTCTTCTTCAACCTCTCTTAGATAGTTGATATAATCAAAAAGGAATTTTTGGTCTACATCAATACAATCTTTTACTACACATAATCCACTACCAACATCAGTCATGTTTATTTTTGTATCTAACATATCAGCTACCGTAACTCGAAACAGTTATTCTATATTGTTCTGAAAATTTATCATATCCCCTATTAAGTAAATGATTTTGATAATCCTTTACAAACGTTGGCATGTACACGTTGGTCGAGAGTTGTGCTACCTCTGGATTCTTTAGTGGATCTTCTACGCTCTCTTTAACTTCCATATTTGGAGTTCCTTGGCTGTACCATCCTAAATAGGAGAATCTTAAACCCTTTTCTACAACCTTTACTTCGTGACCAGCTGTATAAGATGCGGGAAAGAATATGATGTCTCCTCTTTTAGGTTTGTGAGTTATATCTAAATAGTTGAAATAGTGGTCACCGCCTATAAAGTTTTTCCCATTTAACTCATCTTCATTTTCTACAGAATCATTGAAGTATATTAAGGAAGCTACAGTGCTACGCATTGCAAGTTGATCTGTAGGAGTCCAAACATCATATATGTAATCAGTACTGATGTCCGAATGAGAACCCAGATATGCTCCTTCTTTATAAGAAACAATATGGCCTTTTACCTTCCACCATATGCATTTAAACGCAAGTGGATAGGCTTCTAAGTATTTAAACAAATAGTTATCTCTAGCGGATTCTAAACCATTTAAAAATTCTATTACTTCTTTTCTTGGATCTTGATGTGCTGCTGATCCTCTGCCTGGCATCCCGTCAATACTGTCTTTGCCAAAAAAGTATCCGCTTCTATTTACGTATATCTCTTCCCCAGTCTCTGGGTCAATTCCAGGAGTATACATGGCTGCTTTTTCTCTAGCTACAATTTCACTACAAAGGTCAAAAGAATAGTCTGCATCGAACTCTATGGCAGACCTAAATATAACTACTCCGCCCCCAAGATTTTCTCCCTCTACATCTTTATTCAAAACAAAATTATTCATCGCGCATCTCCTTAACAGTGTTAGCACTATTGTACACTCTATGTGTTGCTCGTAGCAACTCGTTAATCTTTTTTGGGTCTACGTCTTTATAATTTTCATTAACAAAATCTACATAGTCTTTAACTATATTTGGCATCCATATTTGCCCTTGGGAACCAACTGGAATATCACCATGAGTTATATTAATTCCTCTTTCTAGATGGGGCGAACCTTGAGAAAAATAACCTATGTAGGCGTACCTATTCCCATCCGTACATGGATAGACTTCATGCGAACCCAGGTAGTTAGAGGGGAACATTAACATGTCTCCAGTTTTTGGCTTATATCTTATGTTTGCATAAGGAAATTCTATTTCCCCGCCTAGGTATTCGTAGTTTTTAATATCATCTACTGTTTCAACTGAATCATTAAGATAGATAATCATGCCCATAACACTTCTAGTTGCCACTTGAAGATCTGGCTCAAAACCAGGTTGATAGTTCACATCATTATCGCTATGTAAACCCATTGCACTTTCTGGTCCATAGGCCAATATGTGACCTTGCGTTCTCCACCATAAGCTTGTTAGGATCATTGGAAAAACTGTTGTATAGCTTAATGCCCCTTGATAAAAAGATTTTTCACATCCTTCAAAGAAATCAATAATTTCCTTATCGGTATTTGCGTCTACAAAGTTCATAATATGACTTGAACTTTTATATATATCCTCTACAGTGTATCTATGTCCACTTCTATTTATGGCATAGGTGGGCTGATCGTCATCATCGTAAACTATTGTATAATCTTCTTTTATTGCTTTTTCCTTTAGAGATGCAATATACGGAAGAATAATATCTTGGTCTACCTTAACGGCATTTCTAAAAAGAACTATGCCACAACCAAGGTGCTCTGGCATTAACATCACATTGACCTTATATGGCTACTGGATCAGTCCCGCATGGGCCTTCTGGAAGGCTGGCATTAGTGTCAGGTTGCTCTTGCTCTTTAACCTCTACGGCTTCATGGGTAGTGTTATACTGGGCAACATTTCTACCCTGATAAACTGGATTCCAACCAAGTTCTACTTTATACTTTTCTGGATTAGAATAAATTGAATGTGGAGACTTGCAATATAATTCATAATCATCATAGATATTATTAAGCCATACTGCTGGACACCATTCAAAACTTTTATCTGGTTCACTAATAACTACATTGGCTGGGACGTCATCGCCACCTTGACCAAAAAATGATAGATAAGAATATCTTACACCCTTCCCCATTCTCTCAACATCATGAGATGCAACAAAGTTTGTTGGGAAAAATATAATGTCTCCTCTTTGTGGCTTATAGGAAACGCCTAGGTGAACAAAACGAAGATGTCCGCCAGTAAAGTTTCTTCCATCTAATTCTTCTTCAGAGTCAACGCAATTATTTAGGTATAGCAATGATCCACATGTCTGTCTTGACGCAACCATACCTCTTGGCATATATCGCACTCCGCCGGTTACCTTATAGTTAGTATCATTGTCAGCATGGCATCCTAAGATGCCACCATCTCCATATCTTAAAACATGACCTCTATTTTTCCACCAAATACTACCAATCATCAATGGATAATTGTCAATATATTTAATCAAGCACTTGTAGTTTTGTTCCTCAAGGTAGAGAAAGAAGTCTTTAACTTCCTCTGGAGTTTCATCAGTAACAGGATGCAAAAGTCTTACTGGAGCTGTTGGGACATCTTCAAGCCTATATCTGAAACCATCTTCATTGATACCATATTCCACGCCGTCTTCTCCGGTAATATAATTCCATCTAGTTTCATGCGCTTTTTGTGCTTTAGAATCTATATACTCTAATATTAATTTTTGATCTATGTTAAAAGCATTTCTAAAAACTATAACTCCTGGAGCTAATATCTCCATTTCTATTTCAGATATCTCCTTAAGAGTATCGTGAGATATAGTTGGGGTAACTGGAAAAGGTGTACTATTTATATTTGGATCAGTTGATTGATTATTCATAATTACCCTAACATCTCATCGATAGCTTCTCTAATTGTCCATCCAGCACCCATAACTCTTGGCACCTCGTCTAGAGGCATATCTTGCCAGTTAAATCTAGCAACCATGATACCGTCTCTACTGACTAAAAATTTTTCATAGCCATGAGAAATTCTAGCAATTGCCTGTCCAGCTAGATTCTGATTGTCTACAGCTTTATCACTTTGATCGGCGGTAAAGTCGGAGTAGTTTCTTTTTTCATTGCCCTTCAACGCTGAGAATACAGGATGTTCGTTTTTACCATTGACATCTGCTTTTTGAAAAAAGGGAAAAGTTACAAAAGGATAGTTTTCTTTAATAAAAGGAATTATTTCTTCATTTGTTCCTGGTTCCATTTGGGCAAATTGATTATTGGGAAATGCCAATACGGAAAATCCTCTATCCTTAAATTGATCATGCACTTGTTGCAGTTGCCACAGCTGACGTGAAGTCCTAGCATAGGACCACACCTTAGAGCACTTAGGCTCATAACCACCAGCTTTTGTGGAGACGTTTACTATCAAGGTAAGTTTACCTTTAAACGTGGATAGATAGTTTTCTTGACCATCTATCGATGTAGCTTCTATATCATAAATTGACATTTTTTTCACCTTTGATGTCGAGTTTTGTATACTGATCTATTTCTAAGGTGCCTTCAAATTTGTCATCAACTACTTCTACATTTACGGTAAGAGTAGCTTTTATTGGGGTATCTACGGTTGCGGAAAATGTAATTGTATCGCCTGATACAACGCCATTGTCAAAATCTAAAGAACCTCTTTCTCCAACAATTGTCCCACAAACAAATGGTTCAATTGATTTAATAGTAGCACTAGAGTTGCTGGTGCCAAATGGAGTAAGTACAGAAACTTTCCAATTTCCAATTATGTTTGAAAGAATTTTATCCATGCTCTAAGTATACCACAAAAAATTTAAATAGGACGTATTTTTATTACTCATAATGATATTCCCCAGTAGACAATGCTTGCGGAGGATGATCTGCATGCCAAATATTTATTCCAAAAATAGTTTTAAAACCATCAATTATGGGTGTTGTACTATGAAGTTGGTGACCACCATCAAAAATAATCAATCGATTTGACTTACAAGCTATTCTTTCTCTTTCCTCAGGAGGGCTTGTATGTCCATTAATAGTTACCCATTCTAGTGCGTCAGGAGTATTATCTTCCATCTTAAATTTGTGTATTTCTAAAAATCCACCAGTAAAATCTTGATTAAGATGAGGATAGTAAACGCAGCCAAGTACTGTTCCTATGAATATTTTTTTATCCCTATACAAAAAACCATCTTCGTCAAAGTGAAGACCTATGAATTCGTCTTTATCATATCTTCTATTCCAATATTCAAAACCAGATATCTGATCTTTTGGTATTGGTAGATGATTTTCCCATATACTTTGAATAAGTTTTTTCCTAGTTGTGTCAGCTGGACTCTTCCACCAGCCATCCCAAAACATAAAATTACCAGTGTAAGCGCCTGCGCCTATTGATTCTGGGTAAAAACTTTGATCTGATTCTATTTCTTTTAATAGCTCAGAATCTTGTATAAAGTTATCAACTACTATCATTGTAGTATTATACTACAGTTTTACAGCAATTGTTATTCCTACGTTGGTTATATCGTGAGATACACATACGTTTTCTAAACCCTTTAAATGCTGACTTATTTCAAAATAAGGAGAATACTCTGCGTCAGTTTCGTATAGATTTCCGTTATCGTTAGCCCAAGTTATTACCATAACGCCGTTATTGGCTAACATATTGAAGTAAGAAAGAACTAATGATGGGTCATGCAATATGTCATATGAAGGTAATACTATGAAATCAAAAGGACCGGCAGCTGATGCTTCAGCATCTTGCCTAGATATGACTTGATAATTCCAGTCTTCAATTTCTGCTTCCGTTGAAATGTAATTCTCAAGAAGATTTAATTGATAATTATTTATTAGCGTAAGTTCTGATTTGCTTGCTACAGTTTTTGCAAAACCAACACTCCATACTGGAGTAGACATTAAAGTCTTAGCCGGTTTCTTAACAAGGAAAGTGGTTTCTAGTGTGCGGTCTCCATACCTGTAGCCTTCTGTGCTTTTTTGTGACGAATCATCCCTAGAGATGATATCAAAATACCATATAAAGATATCTCCACCTACTGCTATTTTTCTTTTATCTATAGGAAGAGTGTCTAAGTAGCTTTTAATCTTAGAATGAGTATCAAGCTCAAGCTGATTTACTTCAGCATTTGATCTATAAGGTTTTAGTAGGTCATTAACTCTAGCAAAAAAAGATTTTTCCATACTCATACTATGCGGCTCCTAATGCTATTTGGCGCATCCACCAAAATCTTCTAATGGTAGATACAATTGTAATTCTTTGACTTCTTAAAATCGCAATTGCTGGCTCATCTGCGTATATTCCTTCTGGCCCCGAGTTTGGAGTTTCAATAGGGCTAATTTCTTGGCTAATCAAATTAAATGTTCTTGCCTTAGAAATGATTTCATCAATAGATAGAATATCCATATCTTCTGCTGTAAGGCCAATTATATTTAATTGGAGAGCTAAGACTGATTCTATGTATTCAAGATCTTGTTCTGCGTTGTAGCTCATGGTTACTCTTCTTCGTCATTGTCGTTAATTAAAAATCCTGTAAAAGATCTTTCTTTGCTTATCTTATCTGCAGTGTTAATATTACAATTGAATTCAACTCCATCTGAGAATACAAACTTGCCAGATGCCTTAGAAAACGTTGGGACTAGGTCATCATTAGTATCGGACTCAGAACTGCCAGTAATATTCTCCGCCATAAGTTACTGCCCCAATAGTTTTAGGGAAGCTATTTGATTAAATAATGAATTAAAACTAGCAGTTGTTGAAGTTGAAAGCGTTCCACTAATTGTTGAAAGTGAAATAAGTTCACCAACGTTTGAAGCCTCAAGAGCGCTTTCTGGATTTACCGATAATAAATATGATAATGTATATATCGATTTTTCCAGGTATACTGCGGCTTTGTTTTTCATTTCTTGTTTTTGTGAATTAGTCACAGTCATTTCTTACTCCCTTAGGATAGGTCTGCTATTTTTTGTTCAACATGGGCTAAGCGCGATACTGCAAGTGAAACGCTTTTCTTAATGAAATATTCTTCATCAGATTCTGGTTCAACCGCACTTGCATCAAAGCTCCAGGTAGACATGTCAAAAGTATCAGGATTATGTCCTAATTTTGCAAGATTCTTCCAAGTCTCTGCTTGAAACTCTGCCTTAGCAGCATTTAAAGCTCTTAATTTTTCTTCTAGTGTAACTAACGAAAATGACATTGTGCCTCACTTCTTTGGTAAAATTGTATGTGGATATAGTAACTAGTTATTTGGATTGTTTAACTTTAAAAGACCAGAATTTGCTGGACCAATTTTTTCGCCTTTTTCATCTACACCAGTTCTAATGCCCTTCATCCAGGTCCACGGTTCATCTTGATTCTTCTTCATTTTTGCATCTCCGTAGGCTGCGCGTGCATTCATCAGTTCTGGCTTGTCCCAAAGATTCTCTACTTTAAATTCAACTGATTCAAGAAGATCACTTTTAAAAATGTTAAAAAACATGAACGGGGTACCTGCTTGAAACGTAACTGGTTCACCAATTTTATTAATTGCCCAATTCATTTGAAATTCATCTGGCCACCAACTACTTGGTATGATTGCACTAAGAGCAGATGCTCCGTCAATCATATAGTTCGGAGAACCGCCAATCCAAGTTTCGTAACCCTCTTCAGTTCCAAATGCCCATCCAACAGAAAATGAAACCATACCTATAATTCCACCATAGGCAAATGTTCTACCCATATATTCTTCACCGCTAAGAATCTTTACGTTATTGTTTCCACCCTCCCATTCAACCACTACATCTTGTGGGAGTATTAGTTCCCATCCATGCACATTAGCCGTAGTCATGGGAAGACATTGATACGCGTGCTTCTTATAGGTGTTATCCATCCAATCTCTTTTAACCCTAGATTGAACTATCTGTGGTGGATTTTGATGAGTCTTAGTTAAGGTAACTTGTGTCATAAATTAGATTGTATCATCCAACAATACTTCTATTGCAGCTTTAATGTTTATGAGAGCCTGTTTTGCATCAGTTTTTCTTTCCCCGGCATTGAAGGCTAAATCTAGCAGGTCAGAATTGCAAAAACGGAACATCTTTTTTCCATCTCTACCTATGATTATTTTTTCAAAATTACCTTGAATTGGGTCTTTACCATCTTGTATTAGCTTATAAAAAGCGTGCTGCTCTATTTCAGCTTTTGGTTCTGGGGCGATACCTACCAACTCACTAAATGGAAGATCTGTCTTGTATAGCTCTTTCATGTGATCTTGCATATGTTGTGGACTTGCATTCGACTCTTTAAATGCCCCGTAGGCATCCTCGCAAAAATCTGTACTTGGAACAGCTAGTACTTCGAAACCTAAGTCTTTATATTCCTTATAAAGATCTTCAATAATTGGATATTGAGCAGAATTTGCGCACTCTCCAGTTACGTTGACGATCATTGTCACCTTACCCTTATTCTTGGCAAGAACGTTTGGCTCTCCATCTAATGATGATAGTGGAATATCATACACTGATGATTCAAAGCGCTCTAAACTTGGTAATTCATTTTTTTCAAACATAATTTCTCCTTATGCTGGTTGGGGATATGCAAGAGGATGATTAGATCCTTTTGTTATGCCTTTTGTTGGATCTACTTTAGAGCCATCTCCTGCATAACCTGTCCCATACTTATGATTATTATCATTATAATCAAACATAGTAACTGCAGAATACTTAGTGCCACTAGTAACCTTTAAGGATGAATGTGCATAGATAAAAGTGGATGGGAATAGTAAGATGTCTCCAGCTTGGGGTTTAAATTTAATATCAAGATATGGAAACCATAGTTCTCCACCCTCGTAGCCGTCATTTAAATAGATCACAGAAGACACTGTGCACGTATAGGAGAAGCCGTGGTCTGCGTGGACAGCAAAGTGCTGACCTGGGTTATATCTAATAAAGTTAATGGCCTCCATATAATCCATCTTAAAATTATACAAAGATTCGTAGTGGGCAAGACACTTCTTAAGGTTAGTGTCTACATCATCATAGCACTTCTTAACCTCTTCAAATTCTGGAGTAAGGAACTGCCAGTGTGCTGGGCTCATTTTCAAGTCCACACAATCTCTGTACTCTGGCATTCTTTCGTTATAGCCAACCATTGCTTCTGACCATTTAAAGAATTCATGAGAGCTGTTACCTATGGCTGATTCTAGTCTTTCTGGAATATTAAGTTCTCTTGGTACCGCATTCCTATATAGGAATATGCCAAATTTTCTATTATCTTCTACATTGTCGCAAGAACCTACGTGAAAAAATTCCATTTTACTTTCTCCCAATTAGCTATTTTGTTTAGTGCTATACTATATCACATGAATATCTACCAGGGAGTGTTTTATGAACTTTGATTCTGATGCTAAATCGTTAATTAAGCCTGGGCACTATGGCGATTCTTCCGACAATATTATTGTAATAGAAAATTTTGTTGAACTACAAGATTTAAAAATCATTCAGGATTTCCTACCCACCATCAATGAGTGGATGGATGCTGGAGAGAACACGTATTCTGAAGATGGTACCTGCACCTACGATGCGTCCTACTGGGCTAATAGGCAATGTAGTTTTGATATTCTTTCTAGGATTAATTTAGATGTTTACAACTTAGTCGATAAGTATATTCTAAAAATGAAGTATGCTTTAGAGGATAAATTTAAGGTTAAAGTAATAGTTAGACCACCAGTAATCATTAGGTGGTTTCCAGGCCTAGAGCAGCAGCCACATGCCGATAAGCAGCTGAATGATGGATCTCCAAACCCTTTCCCTACCTATGATCTAAATTCATTAATTTATTATAATGATGATTTTGAGGGTGGGGAATTGTATTACCCCCAACATGATATTGTGATTAAGCCAAAGCCTGGTTTAGCGGTTGCCCACCCTGGAGATATCAATTATCTTCATGGCGTTAAAAAGGTTATAAGTGGAGAAAGATTTACGACTCCATCTTTTTATACTATTACAGAATTGAAATAAAATGGATAAAATTCATGTTACTAAAAATATTATAGACAAAAAAGATTTAGAACAGATTATAACATATTTAAAAAATACTCCAGTTACATTTGATAGCACTGGATATTCTCCGTTTGGAGAATATACTGCAAGTGACGATCATACCTTACCTGAAATTCTTAGTAAATATTATGATAAGTTAAAAGAAATTATTGAAACTTCTTTTAATTGCAAAGTTTATGATGAGGGATTAAATAGTGTGGTTGAGATGATTGTTGGAGATTCAATGCCAGTTCACGTAGATCACGGATCTGCTCAAAATAAAAGTGTTGGACTTAAAACTGGAGCTGGATATCCATCTAGAGATATTAGTTCAGTTTTTTATTATAATGATGATTATAAAGGTGGAGAAATATATTTTCCTAAACAAGATTTGCTTATTAAGCCAGAACCTGGAATGTTTATCTGTTTCCCATCTAAAGATGAATTCCCACACCAAGTTAAAGAAGTAAAAAGCGGATATCGTTGGTGCTCAAGTATGTTTTGGTGTATATCTAGTTAAATAAAAAACCTTCACCCTCAACCCAATCATTGTCGTTGTTGTATATTTTTGGAATTCCCTGACGCGAGGGTTTGATTTTTGGATGGAACTTGCTGCTATAGTCCCACCAAGTTCCTGCTGAATATCTTAAACCTGATTTAACCGCATTAACTTTATGAGCGTGCATAAATGATGATGGAAACAATACTATATCTCCAGCTTCTGGCTTAAATTCAAAATCCAATAATGGAAATCCCAATTCTCCACCTTCATAATCATCGTTTAAATATGCAAGTGCCGATACCACTGAAGAATAACTAGATCCAGCATCTACGTGAGTCACGAAATGATGACCTTCACCATATTTCATAAAATTTAATCCTTGTTGAAATGGAAGTTTTAAATTATACAAATCTTTATAATGAGTGATCGCACTCAGAAAACCTCGATCAATCTCTTCATAACAGTTTTTTATTTCTTCAAATTCTGGAGTTAAAAACTGCCAATAATCTGGGTGCATTTTAAGGTCAAAGCATCTTCTGTAAGTGGAAAGATCCTTACCCAGTAGATTAGTAGAATCTGCCCATTTAAATAACTCATCAGAACTATTAGCTAACACCGATTCTAATCTATTAGCTATATCCGTTCCGTTTAAAATTGCATTTTTGTATATATGAATTCCATGCGTGGGATTTTCTACTTTAATATTTTTTATTTCCATTTTTTTGAGTATAGCTTTCTTTTCTTTTGAAGAAATACTTTATAGATACATAATTTGTATAAAGCATTGGTGCTATAGGAACCCAATAAAGCACAAACCATAACACATTTCCTGATAAATTAGATTTCCATTGGACTATTGAATAAACAACAAAAAAACACAAAGGTAGAAGATAACTTAATATTGCTGGTAGTCTTAACCACTGTACATTTTTATAATATGCTTTTAGCGTGTTATAAAGCATATACGGCACACATAGACTGACGATAAATAAAAATACGAGCAGCATTTGTGCAGCTTTTGTTTGATTAAAATCAACAAAAAAAGACATCGTTCCAAAAAATATACCAGAATAATGATGGTAGGCTATATCTTTTCTAAGATAATGTTTTTTAGCTTTAATCAAACTGAGTATTTCTACCGCCACATAATTCATGGCTATTGATCTCATGGCAATATTCGGGTAATTCCCATGTCTAATGTCAGTTATATAATAATATGTTAGTGCCACTAAGGAAACAACACATTGTATTGTCTTGACTAAATTAGAGCAAGCGCCTATTTCTCCAAAATGCTTTTTACCATCTGGTCTAAGTATAGATAAAAACTTTTTACTACCATACAGATAATTCATACTTATATAGGTAAGTATGAAGAACAGTACTGGAATAGTATTATCTAATACGAAAGGATTTGTAAACATTTCTAAAAGTCTTTACTTATTTTCGTTTTTTTTCAATTCCTTGACCTGAGATGATAATTCCTGAATGGCCTTAACCATTACTGGGATCAACCTATGGTATGCAGCGTATATTGTTTCTTCATCTCTGCGATCAGTCAAACCGAATACTTCATGTGCGTTAAACATGTCTTCTACTTTGGCTAATTCTTGAGCTATGAATCCAATATCTTTTTTGCCCTGATTGTTTCCGTCTCTTTCGTTCCATTCGAAAGCAACAGGACGAAGTTCTTCGACTACATTAAGTCCAAATCCAAGATCTTCTATCTCAATCTTGTCTCTTACGTCAGACTTAAACCCTGGTGGGAAGAATGGAGGGAAGAATGGAGGGAAGAATGGTGGGAAAAACGGTGGGAAGAATGGTGGGAAGAATGGTGGGAACCATGGTGGGAAATATGGAGGGAAGAAAGGTGGGAAGAATGGCGGGAAGAATGGTGGGAAAAACGGTGGGAAATATGGAGGAAAGTAAGGTGGGAAATATGGTGGGAAATATGGTGGGAAGAAAGGCGCATGTCTGTCATAGGAGATAGCTGTACCCAAAGGGGTAACAGCAGCATCTGTTAAAGCGGTTTTAACTTGATTTAGAATAGCAGAGTTATCAGTAGCAGTATCCACTGGGGTACCGACAGTAAAGCCGGCAGCAGTTATGGTAGTGTTAGCTGCCGAGTCGGCAACTCCGTGCTGCTACTGTAGGCTTAGGGGCTTTTCTATTTTGCTTCTTACCAGTATTTTCGGCCATATTATGCTACCAAGTCTCCTAAAGCAACCCATGTATCAGTTGCGCGTTTAATAAGTGTAGCAGATGACCATTGACCACGCAACTTAAGTCCAGGAGTACCGTTTACTGTAACTCCAGCACCAGCTGTTAGTGTGCACTGACCAGCTGCTGTTTGGAGAACTGTAAGAGTAGTGCCAACAGGAAAGGCTACTGAAGAGTTAGGTGGTACTGTTAAAGTGTTGGCAGTTGCAACGCTCATTTCGACCATCTTGCCACTGTCTGCTAAGACTAAGGTGTAGCTAGCTGTTTGAGCATTAGTGACTGTATCGGTGATAATTCTCTGATAGTTAGTGCCATCATTGGTAAATTCCCAACAGTCTGTTGTTTCATTCCAACGAAGGACTACGTTTGTTGAAGTTCCGCGTTCTACTTCAATTCCGGCATTAACTGACGGAGTTCCTGCTTCATTGTTGTTCAATATAATGATGTTATCATCAACTGTTAAAGTCTCTGTATTGATGCTTGTGGTAGTTCCGCTAACCGTTAGGTTTCCTGATACTGTTACATTGTCAGCAGTAAGCGTTCCAGTAAATGTTGGGCCTGCTAATTTTGCGTATCCCTGAGTGACAACATAACTTGTAGTTGCAATCTGCGTAGTGTTTGTATCTACTGCTGCAGTTGGTGCTGCTGGCGTTCCAGTTAATGTAGGTGAAGCTAAAAGTGCATACCCAGCGGCATTAACCCAGGCTGAACCATTATATTTTAGAAGATCACCATTAGTAGCTGAAGTGATTGTTACTCCGCCGATGTCATCTATGTCATTAATTGTTGGAATAGCACCCCACTCAAGACCAGATGTAAGTGAAGAGTTAGCCTTTAGGTAATACCCATTGGTTCCAGCAGGTAGACGATCAACTGTATTGTCAGCTGTTCCGACAATAAGATCACCCTTAGCATCAACTAGTGATTTTAGAACTGCGTTGTTGCCGGCATCAGAGACAGCTATTGTTGCAGCGTTTTGCACGAATGCAGTTGTGGCTATTTGAGTGTTGCTAGTAGCATTTGCTGCTGTCGTGGATGTGGGAGTGCCTGTCAGTGCTGGGCTAGCCAAGGTTGCGTAACCAGCAAAGGAAACTGAAGATGTTTCTGTAGCAGTTATTCTTCCATATGAATCGACTGTATGAGCGCTAATAAACGAAGTAGTGCTAGCACCTGAAGTGTTTGTCTGGCTAACTGTTCCTAAATCGATACTGTCTGCGTTAATCACAATTCTTGAAGAAGAAGCAGTAACAACATCAATCACATTGCCAGTGCTCGTTAAGCCAGCACCTGCTGTGAATGTTGCAGTTCCAGTAAATTGTGCAAAGGTTAAAGAATCTGTTCCAAAAACAATTGCATCATTTGTACCAGTTCCAGTAGTGGTCAATGTAAATCCTTGGCCACCATTATTGGTTCCACTTACTACATAAACTGAATCACCAGTAGAAACTTGACCAGGAACACTATTATTAGAATCTGTACGACGAGTTAGCACAAATGGATTTGATCCATCGCCTTGTGCTGTAATTGTGTATATTCCGTTTTGTGTTGCGGTTGCTTGATCTTTTACTAAGATGCTTTTGCCAGTAGTTTGAGCAGATCCATCAACAGTTAATCTTCCGTTAGCATTACCTGTTAAGGTTGCGCCTACGCCCAATGTTCCATTGGCATATGTACAGGCTGACAAAGCTGCAGCTGTAGCAAAGGCTACTGAATCGTGCCAGTTTAAACCAGCAGATACGGTATCAACATAACCTCTTGTAGCAAGTGATGTCGAAGTAGTGCCTGCACTTGAGGCAACAACTGAGAGGACGTTCAATGTACCATCTACTGCTATGTTGCCAACGACTGTACCAGACGAGTTTTTAAATTCTGCTAATGGAGCGGTTGCCCCTGATGCTGCTTTAATTACGAAAGATTCATCGTATACTGTAATCTCAGGTGCGGTTTCAATTCTTAAGCGGGCCATGTTACTCCTAGTGTAAATTCATTAAAATCAACTAGGAATATAGTAATGCAGAAACTTAAAAGTTATTGTGTTATTCTCTTTAAAAATTCTAACATTTTTCCAACATACTTGACTCTGCCAAAGTGGGTTAGATTTATGGTTGGATCTACCCAGATTTTGCCACCCATCTTCTGCCAGTAACGACAAAAGCCATAGTCTTCAGACAGAAATCTACCATCTTCATCTACATAAGAGTTAAATAATGCATAAGCGTTTTCTGCTTCTGCACCTTGCAAGGCTCCTGTATCATCTTTGTATTTTAATTTTTTATACTTTTTAAACATTTTGTCAAATACTTGACGCTTGATAAGCATAAAGCCAGTCCCGGCTTCGTAGCATTCGATTGCTCCGTTATCAATATTTAATTGATTCTCACCTGGCTTTGTCATATGCACTACATATCTGCTGGCATATTCCATAAGATCTTGAGCTGGCATGTCTGCTTGTGCAGCTTCTTTTACTTTGTCCCAATTAATTTCTTTGATTGGATAAGAAGCAGTCATGACATCTTTATCGTGCCACAATAGTTTTAATATAGCTTCTTTGTCAAATTGAAGATCGACATCTATAAATACCATGTGGGTAAAGTCTGGACTGCCCATGAACTTGGCAACAAGGTTATTTCTTGCGCGGTTGATCAATGAGTCAGATATTGTGCAGACTGAATACTTTAAACCTATTTCTTTAAAATAAAGACAAGCTTGCAAAAAGCTCATCATAAAAGGTTCTGTTACATGTGAGTCATAACAAGGAAGTGCAAAGAATACATTCCATTGTTCGAGCTTTTCTTTAGGGATTGTTATGTTGATTTGTTGTTCTTCTACAGGCATAGAAAATATTATAGCAACTTATCACCAAGTTGTCAAAGCAGATCTTTTCCAAATGTTAGTCGCTGTGCATATGTATATGTAGTTCGAATCCCAAGCCATATCTCCAGTTACTCCACTAGAAGTAGATGTGCTTGGAACTACTGTGGATATATCACCAAAAGAAGGAGTATGTTTTTTGCCACCAATTCCAGTAAAAACTGTAACTTTTTTAGAAGAATTTTCTGGTGCAGTTGTAAAATAAACTGTCACCGTGTTTGTTGTTGTAGCTTCCCATCTTGTATCTAGTATTTGGTATGGGCTTTGTGTATTTCTAACTATAATGTTTATATCTCTTGTGCCTAAATTGTGAGTTAGAACAAAACTAGTAGAGCTGCCATCGCCAATCAAACTTGAGTATTCATATCCTTCAAGTGGCAAGAACACAGACGCTACAAGAGATCCTGCTTGTGGTGCTGTGCTAAAGTCTAAAGTAAGTTTATTTGCACTTGGTGCAAGGACTCCAACTTCAACAATTTCATAAGGAGAATCTGAATTTACGACTGTAGCGTAAACGTCTCTAGAGCCTAGATTATGAACTAGATCTATGCTAGAACTTGTTCCATCCCCTATAGTTGAAGTGTAATAACTAAGTGTTCCAGCTGAGGCTATGAAAACCCTTCTGGACGAAGCTGATACAGCTGTAGAAAAGTCTAATGTTATAGAATTATCTGTTGTAGCTTCCCATCTAACCGCAACAGTATCATAAGGGCTATTTGCGTCTTTGACTATGACAGAAATATTTTTAGTACCCAAATAATGATCTACAACATATGTAGAGTTTGTGCCATTGCCTATAGTTTGGGAGTAGGTGCTGACTACTGGATCTATATTGTCTGCAGCTGGAGCAAATTTAGATCCATCAAATTTTAAAACTTGACCAGAAGTGGCGCCAGAAGGGTCAATTTGTACGCCATTGATCGTAGCGGTGTCGCCAACGATTAAGCTGTTCTTGACTACAAAATCTTTATTCGCCACTAAAGTTCACTGTCCCTCTAGTTTAAAATTTAATTGTATTATTAAATTGTAAAACTTATATTATTATATCACACTGCTATAAGTGTTCTTGCAACTTTGACGGTAGCATTTGTTGATGCTGCGTCTGTGATTGTCACTTTTAGCAACACATTTGATGCGGAAATCGAAGTTGAGACTGTTAAAGGAATAACTGTTCCGCCCAATTCAATCACTGCATATTCTGACAAGTAGGATGTTGTTCCGTCATGGGCTAACAAAACTTCAGAAGTCGTATACTTTGAACCTTGAGTTACTTGCACAAGGTACTTAGCTGTTCTGTATACTGTCTTATCAAAGCTATCAACTGTTGTAACCGTGTTCACGGTGACAAGTTGAGTCGAAGTGTTGAGTTCACCAGTTCCAGAATCTAAGGTTATTGCTCCAGTTGCTACGCTACCAAAGGTAACCGCTGCACTGGTGGCAACGTCCTGACCAATTGAAAGGCTAATTGTATTAGCTCCATCGTTATAGGCCTTGGTTACACCCGTACCTGCCGTTATCGCGCCTTCTACGGCGTCCTGAGCTGCCTCAGTGAAGTCTGAGACCTGACTGGCAGTGATCGAGATAGACGAGTTAGAAGCTGCTGTGAGGCGTCCCTGAGCATCTACAGTGAAAGTAGCAACAGTGCCTGCTGCGCCGTAAGATCCAGCTGCTACTCCGGTGCTAGCAAGATCTAAGGTAACCGATCCAGAAGTGCCGCCACCAGTAAGACCGGTGCCTGCCGTTACTGACTCAATGTCACCTGCGTCATTTGTGAAGCTGATTACACCAGTACTAGAGTTGTAGGCAAGATCACCTGAAACACTTATTTGTGCTCTGGTATTGGCAGCAAAATCGGAAACTTGACTAGCAAGAATACTGATTGCGGTATTAGCTGCGGCTGTTAAACGGCCTTGCGCATCTACCGTGTAGTTTGGAACTGTGCTTGCGTTTCCATATGAACCAGCTGTTACAGCTGTCGAGGCCAGGCTAACGGTAACTGCACCTGAAGTGCCACCACCAGTCAATCCTGTTCCTGCAGTAACCGACTCAATATCACCGGCATCGTTTGTAAAGCTAATAACACCAGTTGAACTATTATAAGCTAGATCGCCAGATACAGAAATCGCTGCTCTTGTGTTATTGGTGAAGTCTGAAATCTTTGCTGCTGTCAAAGTTGTGAAAGTAAGATCTCCAGCACCGTTAGTCATTAATACTGCACCGTTTGCTCCATCAGCACCTACTGCTGAAATAATCGAAGCTTCGGTCGTACCAATAATTGTAGTGAAGTCTAATACTCCAGAACCATTAGTTGTGAGTGCTTGACCATTAGTTCCGTCACCACCAGCTGCTGCGATAAGAGCAGCTGCAGTTACGTCTCCAAGGTTAGCGTAGTTGGTTCCATCATTTGTGAATGTCCATTTATCCGTAGTTTCATTCCAGAGAATTGCAACATCTGTTGATGTTCCTCTATTAATTTCTACTCCAGAATTTAATGTTGGAGCACCAGTAACACCAGAGTTTAATGTAATAATATTATCTTCAACGTTCAATTGTTCCGTGTTAACAGTTGTTGTGTTACCGCTAACCGTTAAGTCTCCACCGATAACAACGTTTCCAGTTGTTGTAATTTCTGCGAATGTTACTGAAGCGCCTGTGCCTACTGCTTGACCAATAGCAATTGTTGGAGTAGCAGTCTCACCAGAATTATTGGTAAGAGTTACGCCAGTACCAGCAACCAAGGACTGAACATAATCTCCAGTTGTTTTTGTTCCAAGAGCAACTGTGTTGTCTGGTAATGTAACAGTACCAGTGAAAGTTGGTGAAGCCAAGTTTGCCTTGAGATCAAGAGCTGTTTGACCTGCGGTAGAAACCGGCTTGTTTGCGTCCGAAGTATTATCTACGTTTCCAAGACCAACACTTGATTTTGTGAGATCGGTAACTTGTGATGCAGTGATTGCAATAGCTGAGTTGGCAGCTGCTGTTAAGCGTCCCTGAGCATCAACCGTGAATGTGCCGACTGAAGATGAACTACCATAGTTACCAGCAGAAACTGCAGTTGCAGCTAGGCTGACGGTTACTGCTCCAGAAGTGCCACCACCAGTAAGTCCAGTGCCAGCTGTAACTGATTCGATATCTCCAGCGTCATTTGTGAAACTAATAACACCAGTGCTTGAGTTATAAGCAAGATCTCCAGAAACGCTAATCTGTGCTCTTGTATTAGCAGCAAAGTCTGAAACTTGGCTAGCAAGAATGCTAATTGCATTTTGTGATGCCGAAGTCAAACGACCTTGAGCATCTACAGTAAATGTAGCTGCTGTATTTGCGTTACCATAAGTTGCAGCTGTAACAGCAGTATTGTCAAGATTAATTGTAATCGTATCTGTATTAGAAGTTACTGACGTTAAACCAGTTCCACCAAAAATGCTGAGCGTATCTGAACCAGAAGTAATTGTCTTGCTTGTTCCTGAATCGCCAGCAACTTCAAATGCAGTAGCTACGTTTGCGACTAAGTTTGTAGCAAAAGTTTGTGCTGCGCTTTGAGCGCTTGAAGCTGCACCAAAAGCATCGAACGTATTAGCCGTTACTGCTATTGTTGGAGTAGAACCTTCACCAGAGTTATTTGTAAGGGTGATTGCAGTTCCAGCTACTAAGCTAGAAACATAATCTCCAATAGTATCTGTTGAAAGATTTACTGCGTCGTTAACCCAAACGGTTCCATTGTAGCGGAGGAAATCACCATTGGCAGATGAGGTTAAAGTAACGTCAGTTTGACCTGCTAGAGTAGTGTTAATTGTGCTACCAGCAACTGCTGCATAAACGCCAACTCTTACTGAGTTAGAAGCTGGTGCAGAAGAGAAATCTAAAGTAACTGTTCCAGTTGTTGTGGCTTCCCAACGGGCATCAATAACTTCGTATGGACTTGCTGCATTGCGTATAACGACAACAACGTCACGTGTTCCAAGGTTGTGAGTAACAGTAAAGCTAGTGGCACTACCATTGCCTATGGTTGAAACGCTTACCGTTCCAGCTAAACCAGTGTCTGTGCCAGGAGCAAACTTAGTTCCATCAAATTTTAGAACTTGATTGGTGGTAGCTCCATTTGTGTTAATCTCAATTCCGTCAACAAATAGAGTTGAGACATTAGCTTGAGTAGTCTGTATGGTGGATGGAAGACTTAGTGTGTAAACTCCAGAAGTTGCGTTAGCTGTTACAGAAACTTGGTTTGCAGTCCCGACAACGTTGGATATTAAATTAACTCCGTATTACAGCGTTAGCTGTTTTGTTCTTATAAAAAAGTTTACCGTCAACAACGTTAATCGCCAATTCGCCTTCAGACAGAGTGCTTGGGGCAACTCCAGTTTCGTCTGATCTCCTGAGTAGGAGTGTATTATTTACCGCAAATTTAGATCCACTATAAGCCATTAGCTACCTCTTGTTTTTCCATACTAGTTCCTAGTATATAGTAATGATATCACAATTATTAAATAGTTTAAAATCAAAAAAATATTTACTTCCTGTTTAATCAGTTTTTTATCCAAAAGAATGAGGTAGCGTATCTGTTGCCTTTTGTTATTTCTTTTACCCCATGAAAGGTTGGGTTTGCCCAATAGATTAAGGATCCTGCTTTAGGTTTAATTTCTATTTCTTCTTCAGGAAAGTATATTTCTCCACCATCAAAATCGTTTACCCAATACACGATTGAGGAAAAGTCAGGTTTGTCGTCTCTTTTTGTAAAGTCAATGTGAACTTGCTGTTTTTCTCCAACGCCAAAAGTGTCGTATTCCGTTCCGAAATAATCGTAGTCTGAAACTGTTGTGGCGAATTCTGCTTCTATTAAAGTCTTAACTCTGTTTTTTATTAATTCGTAGTCAATCATTGAACGAAAGTTCTCAAAGTTGTTTTTGTGGAGGTTGGATATGTGTTTAGCAAAAAGGTCTAATTCTTCGATGGTTAACACATCTTGTATTTGGTGGATCAGTCCCATTGGTACCACTTTACTACTGAATAGCGAATACCCATTTTTATGGGATGTACTTGATGCATGTATGGATAAGCTGAACAGAACACAATAATGTCACCTGCGTCAGGTTTTATTTTTATGTCAAACTCTTTAAATTCTAACTCCCCGCCTTCAAAATTGTCATTAAGAAACATTGAGACAGATACGATTCGTGGATAGGTTTTCGCTTCATCGAAATGGTTATGAAACATGTTTCCTGGCTCATACCTTAGAAGAACTGTATGATGTGATTCCATTTTAGGAATGCTATAACGGATTCTATAGTCTTCAACTATTTTGTTTATTCCAATTTCTAAGGATTTTTTTGCCCTTACTATTGGATCTTGTGGGTGGCAATCATCTTGTTTTTGTGACAAGAAGTAGTTGTAACAGTTTCTTGCGTTATTTTCAACGGTTGGTTTCCCGTTAATTAAAACTTCTGCTAGTTCCCACTGTTTGAACATGGCATTCTGTATTAAGCCTTTTATTGTTCGGGCTGATTGTTTGCCAGTTTTATAAAGAATAATACCAGGAGCCAATTCTTGTTTTGATTGTATTTCAATCTCAGATATTTCTGTTTCTTCTTCAAACGCATGTCCGACAATTTCGTTATATAAATTCAATGTCCCACTATAATCATGACATGAACATACTGGCTGGTTGATTAAACCGTCTGGCATAGCAAGATATCTGTTGCGGTTAAAGAACCTTATATCACCATCTTTGCCGTGTGCAATAAACCCACTCTTATCTTTTTGTATCCAATGATCAGGTTGTGTAAAATGTAAAAATAAAACTGTTGTATATTTGTCCGTATCTGTAGTTGGATAAGGTGGTCTTGAGTGGGTTTGTTGTTGGCCACCAAAAATAATTGCATCGTTGATGTTTTGCTCAAAGTATTGTTCTTCAACTATTAGACCCCAATTTGCTGTATTTTCTATTGCTATGTCAATTGTGGTTTGCGTCCCATTCTGATCAACATGCTCCCACAAGTGTGGTATGCATCCGTCTTTTATTTGGTAACGAACAGCATAGAAATAGGCCTTTTTTAAAGTGGAGTCATTAAATATTTTTTTTGCACTGCTCAAACAGTGTGCCTCAATATCGTCGTCAAATGATATTGGTGTTTCCCATCTTGCTAGCATTGTGTGAAAAATTGACTGATCTGTGCCAATGCCTGTATTGTTTATAGTTGTTTTCACTCTTGAAAACATTTCGTCCGTGAAAAAGGCTGAAAAGATTTTTGGTTGAGACAAAACATCCGGCAAGTCAAAAGATACTTTTTGAGTTATCATATTTTTGCTTAAGCTAAGATCTTTGGCAAATAGAGTCACCACTTGCCGAGTGGGCACACCGCTTCTTTAAGTTTAACTTTGAGTTTCATAAAACAACCACATTCCTTGCACTGTTTTGTTGCTTTAATTAAACTAGGGCACTCTTCGCATAAGGCAAAACGGTTCTGTGCTACATCCTCTGATGCTTGAGGGATGTTTGGGTTTAATACATCCCATGGTCGTGTTGTCCCTAGTTTCTTTTTATATTCCTGCCATGCGTTCATTTTAGAATTATATCATATTATGACGGTGGGTGAAACCCTGATTCGTCATGGGTGTATCCCGGCACGACTACATCTTTTTGCTCTTCTAAAAGAACCATAACTTTAGGGTCTGATGAAAGAGCCGCTACTTCCAAGGGCATGTATTCAGTTCGCATCGGAATGATTGTAGCCACTTCTCCATCTACAACGAAGGCAAAAAAAGTAAAATCTTCCTTGTTGAATGTTGTTGGCGCTCTTAATTCTGGCATATTTCTCCTTTGATTAAATGATTAACAATTGATTATACACTAACAACCAGGTCCATCGCAATACTGGTATGACGTATTGCACGCTGCATCTCTGTACCAGACTTGGAAACAGTTGCCTGCACCCGCATAGCATTTGAGTCCTGAGTTGTAGTATCCAGCAGTGCCTGCACACGGCGAGACTGGTGGGGTAACTGGTGGTGTAACTGGTGGGGTAACTGGTGGTGTAACTGGTGGGGTAACTGGTGGGGTAACTGGTGGGGTAACTGGTGGTGTAACTGGTGGGGTAACTGGTGGGGTAACTGGTGGGGTAACTGGTGGGGTTACGTAT